AGGGTATCAGATAACTGGAGACTTACCCGGATGTCCTAGCTTCTATCATCTCCAGCGCAAACCTGAAAAGGAGTTCACCTCATGAGCGGTGATCAGAACAACAACAACCAGAACCAGCAGAAGCAGAAGGGTGGCAACCAGAACGGCCCGAAAGAAGGCATCACCATTGCCACCTCTGTTGTCCCGTCTCAGCCTACCACCATTGGCCAGCAGGTGCAGAATGCTGTGGTCACTTGCATCGGTGGCGTTGTTGCTGCGATGGCGTGCGCCGGTGTGCAGAAAGGGTTCGACTGGATCGTTGGCAAGTGGACTGGTCGCAATGTTCGCCCCGTCTTCAACGTGACTCCCACCGGCCCCACCACTGGTGGCTCCGGCAACATCATGCAGGAACTGCACACTGTTGCGGGAAACAATCCCGATGAAGCGAAGCGTGCCATCCAGTCCGTGGCCAAACGTCTCGGTATGCAGATTGGCCAGCCTGCCCCTGCTCCCGTGACTGTTGACGCTGGTGTGGTGGAGATGACTCCTCCCACTCCGGCCCCTGCTCCCACCGCTGCTGATGTGGTTCCCAGTGATGCTGCCCTCAAGGTGGAAACCAAGCAGCCCAAGCCTCAGCAGCAGAACAACAAGGGCGGTAAGAAATGATTACCCGTATCGCTGGGTTTATGTTCTATACCTTAATGACTGGCCTGTGCGCCATTACCACTGTTGGTTATGCCAACGATGCGGTTAAGGCCCTTGACAAAAAGAACTAACCTCTAGCACATAGCAGGACTCATGCATACTAGGTGCAACTAACGAAGTATCATGGGGTCTTGTGTAGAGACAGCACCTCCACATAAGGTTGTCTTGTGTGGGTTGTGTGAGTCCTGCTATGCATCTAGGGATTAGATCAATGTGCTATTCACCTAGCGTTGCCGACGCAGTACAGTCATGTTTACCAAGTCTAAGCGTATACTTGTGACCATGACCTTTGGTACTCATCACGTTTCAACTCACGAGGTTTCTCATATGTGTAACTGCACTTCCTGCTTCTGCTCCATGTCTTCCTCCATCGTCATGCCCGCCCCTGTTCGTCCTTCTGTCAAGCGTGGAGCTCTGCTCCGTGCTGTCAGCGGCGAGAAGGTCGGTGACTTGTACATGCTGGTGCGTGAAGCGACTGGTGTGTTCGCCAAGGACGCCGCCGGTAACAACATCGGTGCCCCGAAGAATCTCTTCAACCTCGTCAACCTGACGAACGAAGGGAAGACTCGTGTGTCTCGGCCCCAGCGCAAGCTGGTCTGGGGACATGACGAAGTACCGATGGATGTGATCGAGCAGCACTTTGGTTTCCAGCTGGTTCCTGTTGCTGACAACATCAGCAAGATCGAACCTCTGCTCAAGGGCGTAGGCATGAACCTTCACGCTGCCAAGATTCGTGAAGAACAGTCTGCCTTGATGTACCGCCTGTTCTAATCTTTAAACCTGCTGGCCCATGTGTACTCTTCTATGGTAGCTGTCTCTGTGTGAGACAAAGTCCTAACGAACATAGTGCACATGGGCTGGCCTCTTCGGAGGTTTGTATGTCCATTGATCTGAGTAAGCAATGGCCATCTCTTCTGTCTTATTATGTAGGCTTTCCTGCTGATGGAGCTGGTACCTACATCGAGAACATCTACAAACTGAGCAAGCAGAACAAGGCTAATCTGGCTGCTAAGCTCGGTCTTCCTGACACGCTGACTGTCGAGGAAGAAGTAACGGTTGATTTGAATGAACGCTTTGCGTTCTCTTATCAGCTTGTCTGTATGGTCATGCCGAAAGATAAGCAGCCTACGTTTGACGAGTTCATCACGAACAGAACGTCTAACCAAATGAAGCTGTCCAAACGTATCTTGTCTTACGCCAAGACCAACAGCAACGTGACCGCGAAGATTCTCCTTAGCGGATTATATTCCAGTTCCTTCCGCTCTAAGCTGAACGAAGAACTGCCGAAGGTACCTGATGCCAGATCCTTTGTCAGTAACTCTGACTGTGCTGAGGCAGTTGTGATCACGCAGGACTACGAATACTACTCCGCCATCATTCAGAACATCTACTCTGAGATTGCGTCGATCAAGAAAGCGACGTATGGTTTCAGCATGGATATGTTCACGATGCTGTCGGCTGGTAGTAGCAGCAGCTTCTCGTCGTGCTTTACGGTTGGAAGGTTCAACAGTAAGGGGCCGCTTGACATCGCTCTCTGCCCCTTGACTGGTGTAATCTACAACCGCCAAGGAAAGAACATCACCGGCAGAGCTTGGGTTGTCTTTGACAAAGACTTCAACAAGTTCATCGTCATGAAGTCTTATGGTTTTATCGACGACGCCATCATCAAGAAGGTGTGTGGTTGGTTGTGTGCCCTGCTTGATGACAAAGCAGACTGGTCATACACAAACGGAAACAGTGAAGATGTCTATCTTTCACTCGACTACAGACCAGAAGGATGGTACATTGACCCTGTTCGTATGTTCTTCTTCTCTTCAACGTCTGACAAGATCAGGAACATTGATGTGCGAGGGTGCGTAGAAGCACCTTGTTTGTTGTGCGGTAAGTATCATACCAAATCAACAATCATTTGCAGTGACTGCGAAGAAACAAAGCTGACCAACTGCAAGAGGTGTGGCAAGCGGATGCTTAAAACGGACAGCAACAAGCTGTACCCACTGTGTAATAACTGTGTGGAGAAGGTCACATTCTGTCCTGTCTGTGGTTCGATGATGCGGGAAGGCAAAGCATGTCCCAAGTGTGCATGGAATAACATGTGCGCTATCTGCGGCACCAAGTCTGACAAGAAGCTACAGTGGATTGAAGACATCCCTGTATGTGAACACTGCATCAGTATCTTGCACAAGACTACCTGCGAATGTTGTGGTTCTCACGGCTTGATGTATCCTTATCGTGGCCATGCTTTGTGCAACAACTGTTACCAGCAGTTGTCTTCTCTGCCTTCGTCAACAATCAGTAAAGCACAGGTTCACATCAAGGCCAGCATCTTGCAGAACTTTATAACCAGCAATCCTGATCTCAAGATTAGCTGGAACGTCAGCGAAGGAGACGCTAATGAGCATTGAGAGACTCAAGACAATCCTTCGCATGACGGATGCGGAGGTAATACAGAACATCATTGGTACTCTGACGAGTTCCGACTCTGGGTACGAAGTATACACTGACGACGAGAACTTCGTCTTCGGTATTCCTACAACTGATACCATATGTCCTGTGCTTTTGCAGGCGCATGTGGATACAAGACGACACGCCTCGGTGGATGAACCTCTCATCTTGTGCACCGAGTACGGAGTCATTACGAATGCCAACGGTATCCTCGGCGGTGATGACCGCTGTGGTGTTGCTGGTATTCTGGACATCATTGAACGCCATACCAGTAAACCATTCGTTCTCTTCACAAACTATGAAGAAACGGGTGGCAAAGGCATGAAAGCTTTCCTCAAGACTGGCTACCTCGACAAGTTCGTCGACCATATTTATTGCGTCATTGCCCTTGACCGAAGGGGACACAATGAGTATGTATACTATAGCCCCACGTTACCGAGCAAGCTGACGTACTTCCTTGCCAAGCTCGGTTACTATGAGGCCAATGGTTCTTACTCTGACTGCTATGATCTTTGGATGAAGCATGACATCGCTCATGTCAATCTGTCATGTGGTTATGGTCGGCAACACACAGCCGATGAATTTGTCTTGGCTGAAAGCTACGTGTCTTCCATCCTTCGCGCTGATCGTTTGATGCAAATGATTGACGAACCCTTCCGTGTAAAGGAACGCTTCACATACCGAAGCGGACACGGGTACTCGTCTGTCGTTTATCCTATCCCCAAGCCTGCTGATAATGCTGGTCAGGGAACTGCTGCTCTTGAAATAGTGGGCAGTGAAGAGCTTGCATCTGATGACGGCCCTGAATATGTTCAAGGAACTCATATCCATTCCCCTGTTCACATGCCTCCTGAAGCGGTGTACGCATACTCTGCGGCACCGAAATGCTTCGTGTGTGCGCGAGATGACAGACCGATGGAGTATGATACCAAGAACAGTTTCTTCATCTGTGAAACGTGCAAGAAACAAATCATTAAACACTTTGACACAGTGACAGTCCCCAACGCTATGGCGTACTACGACATGCTTGAGGAGTCACGGGCCAAGAGCCGAGAGGCTAACAGGAATTTGAACAAGGCCAAGCTCAAGGCTAAGAGTTCTCTTCCTGTGTGTCCCGGATGTGGTGATAATCACCATGTCATCTGGTCAAGGAAGGACATAGGATTTGTGTGCACGTCTTGCTTTGAGTACCCTTCTACCGATGGATACAACGGTAAGTTCTGGGTACGAGGAGACAAGAAGTTCTTTGTGAAGACTGTGAATGGCAAGCAAATGGTACTGGTGACAGACCTTAAGGGTGAACACCTTCTGTCAAGTGAAGAGCTGTTGAAGAGCAGTAAGCTTCACCAGTGCGCTGTCTGCCATGAGCCTCACATCTCCTGCTCTTGTGAAACCATAGGCAAGACGAGAAAGGTGAACGTATATGTTTGCCCCTCTTGCAAACAAGAAGCCTTGGGTACACTTCTCAATGACAACCTCCCTCCGTGGGACTTGGACTAGGAGGATTACAACATGATCGTACCACGTCGTCCTGAGATTTGCAATCCTTCTGTTCCCGGATGTGAACTCAAACTTCCTTTGTACACGGAAGAAGAACGGAAGCGTATTGAAAACATGATCGACTTCCCCGGTGAATATACCGCAGACGATTTTCGTTCTGCGCTTGACCTCTGCTTCAAGCGTAGCACGGAAGCGGAAGCTTTCATCCGTTCCCTACACGACTACACCCTTCGTTTGAAAGGGGTGTGGCATAGATGGTTGGGTGCTCTTCGCCCTGCCATAAAAAGGAGTTAGAGTATGTTTAAGAAATGCATCAGTGCTATTGTGGAAGCTCTTGTCAAGGTGGGCCTGAGCGTCTGCGCCGTGCTCAGCATTCCGTTCCTCTGCCTTGCTGGTGTCTTCATGGACAAGGACGAAGACGGAACCATCCACATCAAACTCTAAGCACGAGGTGCTTATGCGTAATCGTATCAAGCAGTTCTTTGGCTGGTTGTTCAAAGGTATCAAAGCCCTGTGGCAGATCGGTTGGAAGAAGATCATGGACTTCGTCACCAACATAGAAGCTGCCAATGAACTACTTGACAAACTGGAAAAGAATGATTACGTAATCATTCCTGAAAAGATGTCAAGGGTTCACAAAGCTGTCTCTCTTGTGTCTGGATGTTGTCACAGTTTCTTTAACAGATTCCTTAAGAGGACTGACAAAGAACACAAGCTGCTTGACATTGACATCCCTAAGAACTGGATGCGAGGGAAGAGAAGACGTTTAAGCGACGTTGAGCGGCTTGCTCTCTAGGAGAGGTTTTAAGCCTCGTTTACTATGAGGATGACCTATGAGTCATCTTTTAAATAAACGTGTCTTAGAATCAATCCTCGTGCGTTTAAACGGTATATGAACCATAACCGAGGGACGTAGAAATGTAATGCAAACAGAACACCAACAACAGTCCAGACATACTGTGTGTCTCTGACGTAAAGGCAAGACATGAACTCATGCTTAGAGAGAAGACAGACTGTCTTCGACAGTGGCATGGATGTATCAGCTTGTAACCATAACAGAGATGCAAGAGTATGACTGTCAGGCGAGAGGAGCTTGAGAAGTTCCTTGATTACAATGCACCTATGGACGTGCCAGTAAGACAAGCCTACTGTCCTTTCTGTGAACCAGACAAGGTAACCAGTCATGGCTTTGTTGTGACACGTAAGAGGAATGGGTTCAGTATGTGGTGTCATAGGTGCCACACTAAATACTGGTACCCAGTTAAAAGCCCATCATCTAGCGCGATCTTAAGTGAATTGCATCGAAGAGCAGTGGGCAATAAAGACAATGCCAGTGTCGTAACGAAGAAAGTCACTCTCCCGTCAGACTTTACAGCTGACATTCCCGCGTCAGGTTTGCTGTGGTTACGTACCTACGGCGTCAATGAGGATGAGATACGCCGGTACCATTTTGGGTACAGCCCCAGACTAGATAGGTTAATCCTTCCTGTGTTCCGGGATGGAGAGCTGGTCTTTTGGCAGGGCCGCAACCTTTCTTCAGACACATCCAGACCTAAGTACATGAACGTGAGATCACAAAGGTCAGATATCGTTCTGTTTGTAAATAACCAAACATCGAAGGTCGTACTCGTCGAGGATATTCTTTCATGCCTCGCAGTAGCTAGGGCCGGTGTGAGTGCTGTTGCTCTACTTGGAAGCTACGTGAAGATGGATCTTTTACGTGATGTTCTGGCGGACGCAGATATAGCTTGTATAAAGGTCTGGCTTGATCCCGACAAAAGGCAAGAGGCATGTAAGTACGCAAAGCAATTGCGTGCACTTGGTTACAGTGCAAGTCCAATTGTGCTAGCACACCAAGACCCTAAGTGTTATAAACCCGAAGAAGTCCAACGCTTCATAGGAGGTGCGACATGTTCGGATTCGGAAAGAAAACCTACGATGGGCCTACGTGGAAAGACGTGTCCATCGGTGTGACCATCGGTAAGAAAACCATGAGCATCTTCGAGATCATTCGTAAGTTGTTCTGGAATGTGATCAACATCATCAGCAACGCCCGATCTATCTGGCGTACTTTGTGCAAGGCGGTTAAGGAGGTGTGTCATGCTTAGCTTCAACGATAAGGCTGTCTCCTTCATACAGTCTTCTTCCTCCTCTGGTTACGACATACAGCGCAGCCTGTCTCGTAAGCGTAACAAGCTGTCGAACTTCTACGACATGGAGCTGGCTATGTGTGACTCGTGTGGCACGCTTTTTGCAGACAAGCTCAAGTCGATGCCGTGCCCTAAGTGTGGCAGCACTAACGGCAGGAGTCATTCGTACAACACTACGAGTCTTGGCTATCTTGATAACATCAGGATGAACTCGTTCACCTACGCTATGGCTGCCTAATAAATATGCAGACAGGTACTTGACAAGCAGGTATTTGATCTTATACCTATAGTACTATAGGTTACTTAACAGGTAAACCTAAAGATAAAACCTTTAGGTTAATATATTAAGTATCTTAATAAGTATCCTTGACTTTACTTAATTAAGTATTATAATATATCTAAGTATATCTTAGCCGTTACTTAACCTTACTTAAGTATAATATCTTAAATAACCTACTACGTAAATACCTTAATAAGTATAATATCCTAAGACTAAACCTAACTCTTAATTCATAAGTACTATAGGTAACTAATGCTTTGAACATTAAGACTATATTATTTCTGAATTAGAAGGTTGACCTTAACTCTTGAACAAGCAAGGCATTATGAACATTGAGGAAATCTCCCTTGTTTTGTTCTTGTTAAGCAAAGAAAACTTTGATAAGTATTTTAAATTCATCTTTGAGTTGAACCTTGAACTTGAAACTAAGAACTTTCTGAAAACAATTCAGGAATATTTCTCTGAATATCCTGATAAAGAAGTCCTTAGTGTTGAAGAATTACTTGTTTTCTTTTCAGTGAAGCACCCTATTCTGAAGAAGAGAACATCTTATTCTGCTTACCTTGAGCGTTTAGGTTCAACTGAGATTGATAATAAAGTACTTGAAGAAAACTTAAACCACTTTCTTGAGAAATATTTTGCAAGTGAGATGGTATTTAAGTTGACTGAAGTTCTTGACGGTGATTCATACTCTGTTCTTGACGAAGTACAGGAGATGTTATCAGAGTTCAATGAACGCAAAGTGAAGCTTAACAAAGATGAAGACCAACTATTTGTAAAGTCTAACTTGACTGAACTCTTACAAGAAGAAGTACATGAAGCTGGATTACGATGGCGCTTGTCCTGCCTGAACGAAAGCATCGGAGAACTAAGAGGTGGTAGCCTTGGTCACGTATTTGCTAGAGTCGATACAGGTAAGACATCGTTTATTGTATCAGAAGTTTCTAACTTTGCATCGCAGTTGAAGGATGATGAGGTTATACTTTGGTGTAACAACGAAGAGAAAGGCAAGCGTGTTCTCTTTCGTATCTATCAGTCAGTGCTTAAGTGCAACAAGACTGATCTCATAAACTATCCTACTGATGCAGAAGAAGAGTTCACCAAATTAGGTGGACACAAAATAAAAATATATGACCAAGCTATCATCACCGTTGAAGATATTGAACAGTTGATGAAGACATACAACGTGCGTCTCTTGGTTATTGACCAAGGTGACAAGGTTCGTTTCTCTGGTGACAGAGATATGTCAACTGTCGATAGACTTAAAGCTGTGTACGGTAAGTTCCGTGAACTCGCTAAGTCATACGACTGTGATGTTATTGCTGTTGGTCAGGCGTCAGCTTCAGCCGAAGGGTTGAAATGGTTGAAGACTTCTGACATGGACAACAGCAAGACCGGTAAGCCCGGTGAGCTTGACTATGCAATTGGGATAGGAAAATCATTTGATGATGTTGACAATCCTGTTTGCAGTATTAGATATATATCTCTGTGTAAGAACAAGATGAATGAAGGTAAGCATGGCAGATATGAAGTAGTGTTCAACGCTTCATGTGCCCTGTATACTGACAAGGCATCAGGTAGCTTCTCCGAAGTGTCGAAGTCCGACGACCAGTCTCCCCAAGGTTCTGGCTCACCTGAGATGAAGTCCACCTTCAAGTCACTCTTGTCTGAGATATATGGGAACCCTAACATGGAACAGAAGTAAACATGTCCGTATTCACTAACAAGGTTATTGCTCAGGCTGATATCGCCCTTGAAGAATTTGTCGCTAAGCTGGAACAGGAAACTGGTCTTGCTCTGCGCGATCTCTCCCTCGTCGATATGCTGACTGCTCTTAAAGACTACGCTAAACCTACTCCTCCGGTGGAAACTTCCACTCTTTCGCTCACGACTCCTACTGTGAACACTGAGCCTAAGTCGAGTAAGTAGTATGTCAACAGGTCGGTATCTGTCTAAAGATGAAATCAGTAGTATATATTGGTACATAACCAATACGCTTATGTCATATGAAGACATTGCTGATATTCATGAGAGAACTATTCCCTCTGTATTGCGTGTCAAAGATTTATTCTTAACGGCACTTGCATCTAGACTTAGAGCTGTACTTGTTAAACATAATGCTGATAAATCAAAAAGAAAAGCTGGGCCATCTTTAACACGTTCAGGTTATTACCGTAGTCATACACCATCTTGGTGGACTGGTACTGAATGTGCACAAAACTACGTGTTCTCTCATGTGCTTGTATGTTGTAAGAGACATGGACTAACCTACTTGCCAAAAGGTATGTGCGTTCATCATATCAATGGTATTCGTACAGATAATCGTTGGTATAATCTTCAACTTATAACTAAGAAAGAGCATGTGCGTATCCATAACTTGGCTAGAGATAGTTATTTATGTCTAAAGCGCACTACGTAGTAATTGATATCGAATGTTCTAAAGCACCGAAGCACATGCCTTGGACAATAGGCTCGTATCTGTGCTCTGTTGGAATCGAACGCCAAGATGGTACCTCAACCGTGTGGTTCTTCAATCCGAATGACAGACCACACGAAGAACTTCTTGCTGAAATCCAACAAGAGATTGACAAAGTTGATGTCTTGGTTGGACACAACATTAAGTTCGACTTGAACTGGTTGAAGTGGATTGGTTTGAATGTCAAGAACAAACCAGTCTGGTGTACGATGATAGCTGACTATCTCATAAATGGTCAGGGTAGACTTGAGTACAGCCTTAATGCTGTTGCAGAACGCTATGACCTAGGGCACAAGCTCGACGCTATGGCTATGTACTGGCAAGCTGGATACGAGACAGATGAGATTCCGTTGGAGATTCATGAAGACTATCTCAAGCAGGACATACATCTTACACACGCCGTGTTCAAGAAGCAGCTGCCACTCATTGAACGTGCAGGACTTGACAAGATAGCGGAACTTTCTTTCCGTATAACCCAGATTCTTTCTGACGTAGAAGTATCTGGTGCAGCCTTCGACAAAGAAGAAGCCACTGCTTACTGTGATCAAGTACGTGATCAGGTTAAAGCAATGGACAAGACGCTTGTCGAACTGGCTGGCATTAACTTTACTCCCTCCTCTTCTTCACAGCTCAGTGCTGTTTTGTATGGTGGCTCTTTAAAGAAAGAAGTTCCTGAACTTGTAGCTCGTCAGCTGAAGAGCGGTAAGTTTAAGATCACCACACGTAAGACTAAGATCGAGATTCCTATCAAGGGACTTGGCTTCAAAGTTCCAGAAGGCTGCGTATCCAAAAAGACCGGCTTGCCTTTGACCGATAAGAATACTCTTGATCTATTAAAGTCTAACGACGAACGCTCTGAGTCCTTCCTCCAAACACTACGAGATCAGAAGAAACTGAACAAAGTAGTGTCCACAATTGCTGGTTCCAAAGAAGAGAAAGGTTTGATTGCTGTTGTCGGTAAAGACAACAAGATTCACCCTTCCTTTAACCAGTGCGTTACTCGTACAGGTAGACTCTCTTCTTCAAATCCGAACGGACAAAATCTGCCCAGAGGTGGTACCAGCCCCATCAAGACATTCTTTAAAAGCAAACAAGGGGTTATTATAAATCTTGACTTAGCTCAGATTGAATGGCGCATAGCCGCTGAGTTGAGTAGAGATCCTGTCATGCTTCATGAATTGGATACAGGTCTAGACATTCATGCTGATAATGCTATCCGATTCTTTGATGCTGGACAGTATGAACGTGGCTCGAAAGAGTTCAAGAAAGTTCGTACAGCTGCTAAGACAATGTCCTTTCGTCTTCTCTATGGTGGTTCCGCTGAAGGTTTCTATCGAGACCAGCGTATGCCTGACTATAGCTTAAAGAGATGGAGAGAGATTGTTAACGCATTTTATGCAAAGTATCAAGGCTTGAAGCGTTGGCAAGACGAGAACGCACAGATTGCAGCCGCACGTGGATACTTACGTAATACTTCTGGACGTGTGCTTACGTTCGATGAAGAAGTACGTAATGGTATTGAATCCGTTGATGTTAAGCAGGTAAAGAACTATCCTGTTCAGTCTGCCTCATCTGACATTATGTATCTAGGTATGGTTAAGTTCATAGAACGAGTAGCAGAACTTGGTCTCAAGGCTAACTTGATTCTTCAAGTTCATGACTCGATGGTATGGGATTGTCCTGTAGAAGAAGCAGAGACCCTGTGCCGTGAAGGTATCAAGCTGTTCCGTAGTTTACCTCAACTTGCTAAAGAATACTTTGGTTGGGATATTGTAGTACCCTTGACAGGAGACTGTGAAGTAGGGTATGACTATGGTAATACGAAGGAGATCAAGGAAGAAGAGATGGAAAAGATCTTCGCAGATCTTCCTGCCTTCCTCTCTTGACAAATCTTCTTTTGTGTTTATCTTTCTTTTATACGCGCGTGAAAACATAGGAAAAGTCCATGTGGTTTATTTTCGATAGCATCGAACTGAAACATGATCTGGTGTCAAGGGCTGGTCGTCCCTTTACTGGTTACGTACTCAAAGGAGAACGTAAGGGATATGATAAAGATCCCAACACTCCTTATGAAAAGATTCTCTTTGAGAACACTGCTACCACAGTAATCGAGAAGGGTATCGAACGTCCTAACTGTTCTATTGTACAGTTCTTCCAGAAGGCATGTTCTCCGGGTGACATTGTCATCATGAAGTTCGTTCGCAGAGGTGGTAATATGTGGGACATTGCTTCCGTTGAAAAGCTCGGTGAGAGCAGAAACCTTCCCACGTATGAACCGTTGACAGAAGAGCAAGCAAAAGCTCTCAAGTCGCAAGGCGTTGCAGGTAGTGAGGCCGCGTTGGCTGCTACCAGTGGAACTCCTGCTTGGGTAAGATAAATTAGCTTAACTCAAAAGAGGCCAGTCTATTGATGTGAATATGTAACTTGACAACATATACATCATATACTGGCCTTTTCTTTTTAGGAGTGTTATGTACACAAACAAGTATCGTCTGCCCAAAGCATTTGAGGACGCCCTTCAACCTCAACCTTATGACCCTGTTGGTGCATCAGACTACAGTGCTACATCACTGATTGATAGTCCACGTTATGTGCAGCTCTACAAGAGACACAAGCATGAGATTGTTGAAGACCTAATGGATCAATGGTATGTCTGGAGAGGTAACGCAGTACATCATGAGATGGAATCAGCTCTTTCAAAGAATCCAAAGTATCTGGTTGAACGTAAGATCACACGCTTTGACAAGCCTGATGGAGGCGATGAGTCAACATACAGACGGGTCGTCGCAAAGTTTGACCTGTATGATAAAGAGACACAAACTCTTTCCGACTGGAAAACTTGCTCCGCGTATATGCACGGAAGCACTGGTAAGAAAGAATGGATTGACCAGCTCAACATCAATGCGTACTTCCTTGAGAAGGAGGGGTATCCTGTAAAGGATGTTGCCATCAACGCCATCTATATGGATTGGAGACCTCAATCTGGACGGTACAAAGATGACAAGTATCCCGACTTACCTTTCAACGAATTCAGGTTCCGTGTGCTGCCTCTTGAAGAGCGCGAGTCCTACTACAAGGAACGCCTTCGTCTACACGTGGAAGCCGAATCCTGTAGCGACGACATGCTGCCAGTATGCACTCCGGACGAATGCTGGGAGAAGCCTGCTAAGTATGCCGTTTACAAGGTAGGAGCAGCGAAAGCTACACGACTACTTGATTCTGAACAAGAGGCCAAGCAGTACATTATAGATAATAAGCTTGGCCTCGGTTACAAGATTGAGTTTCGACCGGGCGAGAGAACCAGATGTGAGAAATATTGTCCTGTGAAACAGTGGTGTAATCAATATAAGAGCTGGAAGGAATCACAAATCAAAGGAAGTGAATAATGGAAGTAACTCCTTGCACCTGCACATATGAGTGTGAGTACATATGTCTTCCTGATACACAGATGCTAAGTGACGAAGACCTACAAGAACTACGAAGGTTTGCATGGAGAAGTCATGGCGTATCTTATGTGAATCTTCTTGATAGTTTCCGTACTGGAAAGTACAGCGTCGAGTTTACTGGGGATGACGGTTGCGTAGTAGCAGACATAGGAGAGTACCTTGTTTACAACAAGAATTTGTCAAGGCTGGACATTCTCACTGTTAAACAGTTTCAACAATGCTGTGTTGATAAAGGAGTGAAAGATGCTTAAAGTACAGTTTAATCCTGACTGGTCTGAGGAAGTTTCACACGCTTTGCAGTACACAGATGCATCATTTTCTGAACTGTCCAAAGTTTGGGCTGACATGGGTCTTGAACTTCTTGTGCATAGACAGGAAGTAAACCCTATGATTGATATTATTCAGAGAGACGTAGACGGTCGTATCGTTGATGCTACTACTATAGGAGTAAACGATTGGTTCGTGTACGATCCGTCTAATAATTACATCTGGGATGTCGTTGAGAATGATGACTTCTCTAGCCAGTATAAGAAAGTTATTGAGGAGGTGATTGTGTAGTGATTAGATATGAATTGAAGATACCTGCCATCGTTACATATAGAGACAAGGGTATTGTCGATGTGCAACTTCGGTCTGGTATCAAGGTTACTTTGAAGGAAGACGACTTCGTTCGTTGCTTCAAGGTTATGAAGGATATCTCAACCATAGAGGACTAGTGATGAACAAGCTTGAACCGATGACTGTTGTCAAGCATTTCAAAGGTAACCAGTATCTCGTACTTGGGGTTGCTAAACATACTGAACTTGACAGCGAGTTTGTTGTTTATCGTTCCCTTGATGGAGATCGTAAGTTGTTCGTTAGACCTATTGACATGTTCTTGTCTGATGTAGATAAGGAGAAGTATCCTGATGTGCAACAGAAGGAACGGTTTGAATACGTAGCTCCTCTCAAAGATATCCTAGCAGCGAAGGCAAATGCATAGTGCTTAACTTTTTACAGGTGAGGTAGCTAAGGTTACCTCACCTATTACAGGAAATGAGTATGCAAGTATATGTCCTTCTTAGCCATGTGTATAATCCCGATACAGAATGCAACGATACGAAAGTAGTTGGTGTGTTCAAAGAAAGAGTACACTTTAAAGACAACATTAGGAAAGCCATTGAGGAAACTCTTGGCATTACCTTTGAACTTCAAGCTTGTGAGTATACGAATGATTAAGAAATTCATTGGGACTATCTGGCGGTGTGTGGCTAATGTGTACTGGGGCACGATGGCTGTGTTCAACCTTCCTATCTTTCTCATGGACATCGCTGTTCGTGTGAAGACGAGCACGGTAGAAGACATCCTGCGTACTATCCAGATGCTTCAGCAAGACCTTCGAGACAGTGTAAAGGTAGGTATCTAAGATGATTTATCCTAGCTCGCTTAACGTGTTCGGTCATGACGTAAGCGTAAAAGTTTTCAGTGACCCTATTGAGGTAGTGGAGGACGGTCAGAAGACTGATGTTGTGCTTGCACAATACGATCCTCAGACGACTACCATTTCTCTGATGCATGTCCCGGACAAGCCGGGCATCGGTGGTAGCAATTTTATTCATGAGGTCATAGAAGCGGCGGATGTTCACGCTGACCTCAAGCTTAATCATACACAAATTTCCACACTGGCGTCTGTCTTGTATCAGGCGTTTGTGTCTGGGGAGGTAAACTTTGGACGAGCCAGTTATGAAACTGTGCCCGCTGGAAAACGGGAGTACATGCCAAGTATGTTCCAGTAAACATCTTGACATATACAAAACGATGAGCGGGATGTTCTTTGTTAAATGTTTTGGTTGTGGTTATGAATCTCCTCTTGTGGATACTGCTCAGCTGGCTAAGGTTATCTGGTTGCCTTAACAGAGGTAGTGTGCATATGTGAGATCTATAAAATCAACCTATAACAAGACAAGGTTTGCTTCTAAGTTTGAAGCAGAGCTTGCTAAAAAGTTCGACGAGCTTGGTATCAAGTGGGAGTATGAACCTTGTCGTATTCCTTGGCAGCCCACTGTACGATATTATAAACCTGACTTTAAGGTTACACTTCCAGACGGTGAGGAGTTCTTTGTCGAAGCAAAGGGATACTTTGATCCCTCTATGCGAAGTAAGATGGCTCAGATTCGTGAGCAACATCCAGACTTAGATATACGCTTCGTCTTCATGCTTGAAGATAAGGTTATCTCTAGGTCTACAAAGAACCCCACTACGTACAAAACGTGGGCTAAACGACACGGCTACTCGTGTTGGAAGCCTGATACCTTAGCTGAGAGTAATAGTACTAATGTCGAACGAAAGACTGATAGAACAGGCAAACATGGAAGCACTCGAAGAAGTAAAGGAAGCCATCAAGGACGCGCATAAACGTCACCCTGAGACGCATCCGTCTATCGAGCATTCTGCTTGGATTCTCAAAGAAGAGATGGCCGAGCTGAAACATGAGCTTTACAAACCGGAGAGATGGCGTGACACTACCGCGATTTGTGAAGAAGCCTGTCAAGTTGCCGCTTCTGCAATCCGTCTGATTGCTGACATGAAAGTCCGTAAGATGGAAGGATATAAGGAGCACGAACATTACCGTCACGCAGCGTAAGCTGAGGTAACAAATGGGATTGATGTGTTTCTTTAAAGACCACAACTGGGAACGCACTGAGATGTGGACTGGTACTGCGTATGACATCATCCGCATTGAAGTAGAACAGTTCAAGTGTTCTCGTTGTGGTAAGACAAAGAAGTCTGTCCGAGTATTTGGTAAGTTGAGTAAGAAAGTAGCAGAAGATATTGTTGACAATTCCACAGGAGTGGTTAATGATAGATACGTGAAGGATGAAACTTCACCTAATGAAGTTATTACTCTTACCGATACAAAGGAAGACAAATGCAAGAAGACAGCGTAACAGCATACAGTACCGCTCTTCTCTATGCACAGACTGCTAACGGCAAGATTATGACGTGGCAAGCACATGTGTATGAGAATGAAAATGGTACAGCTAGCATACTTATCCAGTCTGGTTACGAAGGTGGTACTCTTAAGGAGACTACTCGTACCTATAACTGCGGTAAGAATGCTGGCAAGAAGAATGCTACGACTGCGCTACAACAAGCTGTAAATGAAACTAAGTCTAGGTTCAAGAAGCAGCTTGATAAGGGATACAGGGAGAGCAAGGCTAAGTTGTCCGCTCTCCCTATTCGTCCTATGCTAGCTCAGTCTTATACAGAACATCAAAACAAAATCAAAGCCAGCACGATCTATATCTGTCAACCCAAGCTCAACGGTGTACGCTGCACGTGTCAAAGGCATGGTGACAAGCTGACCTTCCTGTCAAGAACAGGTAAGTCATACGATGTCTTGCAGCGCCATAAAAAGCTCTGCAAAGAGCTGCTTGAAGTTATGCCTGATGGGTGTGTATGGGACGGTGAGATATACTGCCACGGTATGCCCCTGCAAGATATAGTGTCTGCTGTTAAAGCATACAGTCCTGCTACAAACAAGTTGCAGTACTGGGTGTACGACACCATCAGTGAAGAGATCCAGTTTGAACGCATTGCACGTTACCGTGCTTTGCTTGCAGACAAAGATCTTAAAAAAGTTGTGGCTTGCCCTATTGACTATATCAAAGGAATAGTTAATATAAAGAAGAAGCAGAAAGAATATCTTGCAGAAGGATATGAAGGACTGATGCTGCGTAACTACAGTGCTAAGTATCGGCAAGGTATTAGGTCTTATGATCTTCTGAAGTATAAACAGTACAAAGATATTAACGCTAAGATATCAGGCTTTGTGTCTGATGTGAACGGTGCTATTATCTTTATGTTTAGACTAAACAATGAGCCTTTCTATGCCGTGCCTTCGTTTCCTTTAAAGACTCGACAGGCCATGTATAAAGAGGGAAGCGACAAACCTTTTAACTTTATAGGCAAAGTCGCTAACATCAGGTGTGTAGAGTTCTCTAAGAAAGGTCTTCCCATCGGCAATCCAATTGTTACGCAGATAAGATTGGATGAAGATGTTGAGCAAAAGGCAGCATAATGAACTTCTTCGATATGATCGACAAGGCACTCAAGCATTCTGATGAGATTCCAATTCCTCTTCGTAGGAAGGATGCGCCTTACTGGGGCACACTACCTAGGATGTGTCGTCAATGCACAAACAGAGAGGAATCAACACCTCCTGCATCCTTGAAGAAAACAGGCGTCAAGCCCTGTCAGTTCTGCAAGGTGTTCGAGAAAGCGTGTTACATTGCGTCGGCAATGTGCCGCCGTGTTGCAGACCCTCTCAACTTTAAGGTAAAGAAAAATGAAAGACACTAAGTGGTTCAAGGCAAAAGAATTTCAGTGTAAGTGTGGGTGTAACACAAATGAGATGAACCAAGAGTTTGTGGATAAGCTTACCCTTGCACGCGAAATCGCCGGTATTCCTTTCGCTATTACTTCTGGTTACCGTTGTCCTGCACATAACAAGGCTGTTGGTGGTGTAGCTGGTTCTGCCCATACAACTGGGTACGCTGCTGACATCAGTGCGACTACGGGTGAACAGAAGTTCAAGATTGTTCAGGCTCTTATTACAGCAGGCTTCACTCGTATTGGTGTCGCTAAGTCTTTCATCCATGTGGACAGCGATCCTAAGAAGCCGAGCCCAACCATCTGGCTGTACTAGGAGTTAATATGAAGTTCCGTGCTCGTTATCGTGGTAGAGGAGCCAACGGAAAGTATGTTACAACTCAGATGTTCATCAACGCAACAAGCGAAGGTGAAGCTCAGGAAGAAGCAAGCAAGCGTATTCCAGAAGTAGCCAAGCGTTTGACTGAGCGCGAAGGACAGGATGTTGGACATGTTGTCTGCTGGAAGATTGAACCTCATGAACAAAAGAAAAGAAAGGAAGATATGTATGTCGGTTAATAAAGAAGCTGTGTTGGAAGAAGTGCGTGCTCAGTTGGCTGTTGAGAACTGGGTGAAAGATGTAGCTAAGGAGAATGAAGCTGATGGCGAATATGTTGCTCGTTCTAATCGTCTACTTTTGTGGGACTGTTTTGCTGATGAAGTAGGCAGACACGTTGAAGAGTACACTGTTCCTCAGTACGGTGACTTCCCTGATGACAATGTTGCCTCTTGGTCTGTTGATGATTGTATCAAGCAGATTCAGAAGTATGTGAACCGTATGGATTCTAACTCTCGTGGTGAGCTTGAAGCTACGCGTGACCTGCTCAAGATTGCACACTATGCTTCTCTTGTGTGGTGCAAGCGTCTTGGCTTTGAGGAAGCTCTTGCGGAAGTAAGGAAGGAACAGGAAGGACAGCCTGAAGTTCAGGAAGAGGTGCAGAATGGGTAAGGTATACTTCGTCTTCCAAGAAGAGTCTATTCTTGGTTTGCTTAAGAACTATGCAGCAGCTGGTAAGTTTGGCTTGCAGGACGTTGAGTACCTGCAGGTGAAAGATAATGCAGACTACAGTGAGAAAGGTTCTGTCATCACAAAGGATGACGCTGTAGTCTATGTTGATTTTCAGCCTGACTGTGAACGTGCTCGCATTATTGCACACGAGCTTAAGTGTCCTATCCGTTGGTGTGATGAAGCTGGTCTTAAGATGATTGATGTTAAACAGATCTTTAGGCTTGACCAACAAGCAGCTCAAGCTGCTGTGGAAGCTGACGTTGATGCACCTTTTGCAGCAGGAGTAGAATTTAATGCCTAGTACGTATGTCTTTTACCACGAAGATGCTGATGGTCACTGTGCTGCTGCTGTATTCAAGTATTCTTGTGAACAGAATGAAGAGCTTGACCTTCGCGCCATCAACCACGGATACGACACTGACAAGATGTTCGGTGATCTCGAGACTGGTGCTCGGCTTGTGTTCCTTGACTTCTGTCCTACGGAAGAAGACCTCAAGGCTCTTCACGACAAAGGCTTCCCTATCGTAGTTGTTGACCATCACAAGTCTTCTGAATGGGCTAAGGACTACGATACGACAGGCACGAACACGAAGCCTTACATCCGTGTGTACCACAGTATCTATCAGTCTGGTTGTGAGATTACTTGGGGAACCTTTATGGGTGAAGCCAAGATGCCTCCTGCTGTGTGGATGACTGGTAGGTACGATGTGTGGGATCATCAAGCAGACGAACGCATTGTTCCTTTCATTACAGGTATGAAGCTCATCATCACCGACCCTGCTACGGAAGATGGTTATGAGTTCTGGAAAGCGTGCTTTGAAACGATCGACACTCTTCCTGCAGATGCACCTGACGAAGAACGTGCTAAGCGTATGAAGTGGGATGTAGTCTTGCAACTCATCAACATGGGTAATGTTGCACACATGTATCGTCTTGGCCTTGTTGAGGAACGAGAACGTAGTGTGCATGACATGGTGATTGAAGGCAAGAAGTTCCTCATGGTGAACTCAAAGCTTTCTGATAGCTATGACTTCCCTATGCAGAAGCTTGATGATAGTTACTTTGGCTTTGGCTGGTACTACTGGGACGGAAAGGAATGGCACTTCAGTATGCGGTCTGAAGGTGACAACGACCTTACTACCGTTGCTGGTATCCGTGGTCATAAGAATGCAGCTGGCTTTGCTATGTATGCTTTCCAAGACCCCAACATCTACCTGAAGGCTGCTAATGAAAGTAATTGATCCTTCTGTCATAGTGTCTTTGCAATCTGCTCCACACTTCATCATGCAAACGATTGAAGACGCTGGACGTACCTGTTATAAATCGGAGGATAAGATCAATGAAACTTCCCACGTGGCTTTCATCGAGCGACTTGTTCGTCGAGGGCACGAAGCTATGCTCGAACACGGGTACGCTACTGCACACTTTCGGATTGACCGTGGTGTCTCTCATGAATTGGTGCGTCACCGCCTTGCGAGTTTCGCTCAAGAAAGTACTCGATATTGCAACTACAAGGATAAGGACATTGAGTTCGTAAGGCCAGCTAGTATGGATGCTTATCCATATGAACTTTGGGTTAACGCGATGCTTAACGCTGAAGAGTCATACCAGCATATGCTGCAAAATGGTTGTACACCTCAACAGGCGCGTTCTGTATTGCCTAACTCTTTGGCTACTGACATTGTAGTAACAGCTAACCTTCGAGAGTGGAGAACTATCTTTAAACTTAGATGTGCGAAGGATGCTCATCCAGACATGCGGTACATTATGATACGGCTGCTGAGTGATATGTATAAACTCTTTCCACCTGTGTTTGAAGACATCTATCAACTTTATAAGGAGGAAGTAGATGGGCTTGCTAGAGACCTTAGGTATGTTCTTCCGTACACAACAGACTCCACAGAAACGTCCTAGTACTTGTCACTGGTACGAAGATCAACAGTATAAAGATCAGTGTACTGACTGGATGTACCCAGACAAATGTACTTGTGATACGTGTGATAATTACCAACCCTCAATCTTTCTTGAAGAAAAGGTAAAGAAACATGACTAAGTTTGAAATCAAGGCTACTTGTAATGGCAAGGACTACAACATTGACTTTGAAGTTCCGAAGGATATCAAGCAGGAAGAGTGGGATCAGTTCTCCAAGTTGCTGAAGATGGCTTGCCAGCAAATGAGTAAGTAAGTATGTCAGTGTTTACTATTTCTGTTCCTTGTGATAACGAGGTTGTCACCAGAGAGATCGAACTTCCTGTTGACATCACAAAGGAAAACGTTGACTTGTTCTTTTACAGGCTAGGTGGTTTCCTTGAGTTGGCACAGTGTAGTATGCAGGCCATCATGAGTATGGAGCCTACTGGCTCTGACCCAGAAAAGGAAGCATACTTCCAAAAGTATGGCCATATCATGCCTGAGGATGAACAACGGTTGGCCTTGACAAAAGACTAATAAGCCTTATCTTATCTTATAAGATACATCGTGTTACCTTAAACGTAGTTGTTAGCTACAGCAGAGACAGGTAGCCTTTAAGTTGCCTGTCTCTGTGCTAACGCTTAACTAACTAGAAGGTTAAACATGATGGAACAAGGCTCTCTTGCGGATCTCCTTACTCTTGCTAAGTCTGGCGACGGCAGTAAGCTCGCTGAAATGATGGCTATGAACGGCGGTGCTATGGGTGGTCAGCAGTGGATGTGGTGGATCTTGATTATCTTGTTTGCTTTCGGAGGATTCGGGAACGGTATGTTTGGTAATCGTGGTGGGGCTGCTATGCCTAATAGTGCTGCGACTTCTGACACGTTCCAGATTATGGATCGTCTGAACTCGCTTGGTAATGGGATGTGTGATACTACATTCTCTCTGAACAATAGTATTCGTGACGCACACGATGCTGCTTCGAAGTGTTGCTGCGAAACTAATCTGAACATTGAACGTTCTACGAATGCTGCCCAGCGTGCCACTGACTCGCTGTCTCACCAGCTTTCCGATTGCTGCTGCCAGACGCAGCTCCGTATGCAGGATCTTGCCACTGGTATTCGGGAACAGGCTACGGCTAATCAGTTCCAGAATCAGCAGGAATTCTGCGACATCAAGACCCGCATGGCAGCCAACCATTGTGAGACGCTTGCTGCCATTCAGGCTAATCAGGCGGCGATCATTGGTTACATGACTCAGGAAAAGATCAGTGGGCTGGAACGTGAGAACGCTGCTCTTACGATGCAGTTGTCTCAGAACGCTCAGACTCGTGCTATCATTGATGCACTGTCTAAGACTACGACCACGCCTGCTGCCTAGTAGTTAAAGCATAGCTTGATAGTTTGGGGGAGCTACGGTTCCCCCTTTCTTATAAGGACTAAACATGTTTGGTGTTCCTTCGATTGAAGAACGTATTAAGCAAGCTCAGCGTAATGCTGAAGTATATAAAAGTGAACTTGATAAAGCGGTGCATAATGTTGAACGCTATCAAGGTTGCTTGAATAAAGAACTGTCTCGAGTAGGGGAGCTTTCTCTGCTGAAAGACGTGCGGGATGGCAAGCTCCTCGTACTCGACCGTGAGAGTATGGAACCTGCCCGCATCGCATTCCTCTAGAAGGAGGTATGTATGGCCTGTGGTGGTAAGAAAAAGAAGAAAAAGGGACGTTAGGACTTGACAACGGAACTATGTTCCTTCAAGTTTTTCTTTCAGAAAACACTTGACAACTTTTCGTTAGTGATTATCTTATAATCAAGAGCGACAGTTGCGTGGACTGGCTGTACTCTGGGAGTGACCCACTGGTTGCATACACACGCAGAAACCCCCTGCAGGAAAGATCAAGAACTGCAGGGGGTTTTCTATTAGAGGAGTTACGATGTCGAAACTTACTGCTCTCGCAGAATACGTCCATACGTGGGCACCTATAGCCACGCAGCTATTAGCTTCTGACAACGACGCTGTTAAAATGTACGGTGTTAAGATTCAGCAAGAAGTGGACGTTAAGAAACGTCAGCTTGAAGCAGAACTTGGAGAAGCTAAAGCTATTCTAGGTATGACTCTAGCAACACATCCTAGTCAACAGAAAGAAGTCAGCAGCCCTGAACTAGTAGAGCATTCGACTATTCATGGTTGTACAGAAACACAAGTCAAAACAGAATGCACTATCGAACTATAGATACAAAGAAACCCCCTTTGGGCCTTCGGGCTCTTAGGGGGTTTTTCTTTTGCCTAATTTTTATCTTCAGGCATATCAGCAAGTAGCTGTTTTATTTCATGCACACGTGAAACATTGACACCGTTCTTGAGGGACATGATCTCAGCAAACTTCTTGAAACCAAAGGCAGATGACACACAGATACCAAATGCTATCTGATACCAATCAGGCATAGTAGCAAAGGTTTCAAACCCATGTGTTACCCAGTCTGCTGTCCACGGACACCAAGCAAGAATAAGTGGCATAGAGATAACTACTGTCCAGAACTCATCCTTCCATCCAGAGTTGTCGAGGGAGTCTTTCTCCCACGCAATATCTCCCACCACCCCAGACTTGTAGAGATCAATCTTAGCAGCAGCTCTCGCTTTAGCTACTTCGATCTTACTCTGCAACTCTACCTCTTTGAGTTTTTGCCTACTCGTGAACCATCCCACAACACCGGAAACAAGTGCTTCAACAGGCTTAGCGATTATGTCTAGCATAGTTAATCCCTATAGTCAAGACCTGACTGCTTAGCCACACGAGTAAGTTCCTTCATCAAAAATTCTCTGCGCTTCTGCAGCTTTTCCTTTTCTTTGTAGAACTTAGTACCCGTAGACTTGTTGTTCTTTTCATTCAACTTCTCAAGCTTGCGTACGCTATTCAAGCGAGCATTGATAGAATCATATCTACCCTTGAGCTGCTGAATAGTTCTGTTCTTGTTTCTAATCTCAGTACGTTCATCAGGAGAAAGAGTTGTATCCTTCTGTGCAAGCTCAAGTTCATTCAAGCCAGTCTGCATCTTATTCCGAATCTTGCTGTACTCATTAAGTGTATCACCATAACCAACCTTACCAAAGAAAGAGTTAGCAATAGGTACGTTCTTCAACTCAATAGGAGCACCAGTAACAGGAGAAGTCAACATACCAAGAGCTTGTGTGACTACTCTACCAAGGCCACCCATGTACGATTCAGTAAGATGCTGGATGGTTTCAGGAGACACATCAATCCAACCCTTCTCAACCTTAGACCCGAATGTCCAAGAGTTCAGTGTCTCTGCCACAGCACGACACCACATAGGATTAGTACCCCAGTACTTCTGACTGTCCGGTACTTCACCCTTAAAGCTGTGTGTGCTTTCAGGCATAAGAGCATAACCAAAGCTGTTCTGGTTGGCTACTACTTCACCGATAGGACGGAAGATAGTAGGCAAGAAGTTCAACATGGAAGCTCCACCAGTAGGATTGAAGTTATCAAATGAAGCACCAAAGATTTTAGCAGCAGCAGAGGAAGGCTTGGTGCGCCCGCTGATTACACCTTCCATTGCATTTGCAGCTACCCAAAAGATATTATAACCATAAGGCAAGGGGATCTTTACATAGCCACCATCACCAAAAGGTGCAGGTATAATAAAGTTACTGTCCTTGATATAGTCAGGAATTTTATCATACTTACTTACACCATCGTCATCGTCACCCATAAGCCACCTACACAATAGTGCGTGTGGAATACCACAAGCTACAGCATAGGACATAAAGGCAGCAGTTCTCTTTGCGTTGTTTGCAAAGCTGTCTCCACGCCTCCAGAGGTTACGCAAGATACGCACGTTACCACCGATGTTAGCAGAAGAGAATGCCCACAGACTGTTGAAGAGAGGAGCCCACGAACCCTTACGAGTAAAGTTAACTGTGATCTCCAGAGCTTCGTTAGCTGCACGTTGATGTGCAGTATCCATCATCTCTTGCATCTGTTGAGCTGACCAACCATTACGCTTAGCTTCCTGAGCAATATGGTTGTCAAACTCTTGTGTCAGAGCAACGAACACAGAGAACCGAGTAGCATTTTCAGATACGTCAGAGATAGTATCCAGATACTTAAGAGCACCATCAAGAGTCTTACGAAGGTTACCCTTCTGCTTTGACAGCTCACGCACATCCTTGTACATAGTCTTGTAGTCGTTAGCAAGGAACATACGAGTATGTCCACCAAAGTCTACAAAGTTCTTGTACATTTCCTTAAGGTACGCTGCATCCTTACCAGTGTATTCCTTACCATTCATCTCTGACCAGAGGAACTTAACCATGCGGAAAGAGGTAGCATCCTTAATGATACGCTGACGAATGTTGTTCTCTTTGCCAAGCAAGTTGTTTGCCTGCGCCTCAGAGATTACATTACCTACGTTAAAGATAGCAGTCTGAATATCACGAGGATAGTTCTTGATAGCGAACACAGGGTTATACGTAGTTAACAAAGCAGAGAACTTCTGAGTCATCTTACGAATGAAGTTAATGACTGCACCTGTTTCAACAGTGTTCTCGTTACGCAAAGCAGCAGCAAGAGCTACGTCCTTAATAGCAATACGAACACGGTTACCTTTGTCATCAATCACGTTGATGAACTTGTGCCCTTCACCCTCAAGACCATGTGACTTCCTCACATAGTAAAGAGTACCATCCCCCTTCTCAGACATACGGAAGTATGGCTGTCCCTTCTCATTCTTATCCGTAGCGATTTCCCACAGGTCTTCGTTAGGAACTTCTCGAACGAGGTTAAGCAGACGACGAGACACATCGTTCTTCTCACCGATGTTTACAGTATCCATGATCTGCAACATCAAGTGTGTAGAAGGACTTTCTGCAAGACCTTCCCGCCCCTTCGCCTTCTTCAACAACTCCCGACCGCCCATAGAAATACCAGCCTTAGATCTCTTATGTGCATAGTCAGGGTCAAGATCGTCAACGAACTCTTCCCAGTTCTTCAATGGGACGTAGTGCTTATAGGTAGCACGCAGCTTGTCAGTAAGAGTTTTAGGTACAATACGATACTTGTCCAGCATGTCCAGATGGTATCTACCAAGCTGGTCAAACTGTGCAGCAATCTCATTCATACCCGGCACATCAGAATACTTGTCAATGATAGCTTGTGCCTGCTGGTCAGAAAGACCAGAAGGAGACTCTAACGTATTCTTACCACGGTACCGCCTGTTGACTTCAGCGTTACGTTCCAACGCATGTCGAGCCAGAAGGAACTCATCAAGGGCAGACCAAGTAGCATTCACTCTGTCCTGCTCAGTAACCTTACGACCAGCCTTACGCAGGTCATCAAGAGCTTCCTTTACAGCAGGAATATCAAGCTTACCAATCTGTTCACAAAGCGGTGCAATCCGCTGATTCATAATATCAGTGCGAATGCTGTTAATTCTATTCACCATACCAGTCATATGACGGTAGATGTTTGTAGCAGGAGCGATAACATTCTTACCAATCGTATCCTTAATGTACCTTTGTACAATCTGAATACGACGGTACTTGTCATACATGCCTTCTACAAATCTTTCAAACCCAGTATGCGGAATGATCTTACCATCCATACCCACAGACTTGCCAGTGTTCTTGATCTTAACCATACGGTCAGTCCATGTCTGCTGGTTCATCTGTGCACGCTTCCACTCTTCAAGATAGAGAGGAGGCATATCAGTGTAGGTAGTATCTTCATCCACCATAAAGCGAACTTCAGGAGAACTGTACGCAGGAGTAGTATGACTGATGTTGTCACCTTCAAACAAACAATAGCTCTGGGCATTGTTATAGTTAAAGGTAGTACCAGCCACACCCAAGTCTCTCAGCATACTAGAGATCTGCTTAGTGTTGTTAGACTGAGACACAAGGTATTCGTATACATCCTGTCCAGTCACACGTTCAAGGTAACCCTTGTTCTTCATAAACTGAGTAAGTTCATTCTTATCAAGGAAGACACCGATGTCTTTACCCAAGAACTGGATATGCATACCATCCTGTGCAGGAATCTGCTGAGGAGGCATCTGCTTAAACAAACGATTAAGATGTTCTGCAACATATCTTTGTTCAGACAGAGGACGTTCCCAGTTCATGAACTGCTCAAAGGAAGGAGCGTAGTTCTTGTAGACCTGTCCGGGAAGACCAGACTGCTTATTGTTGAATCTCTTGTAGTACTCAGCAAGCTTCATAGGATTAGAGAAGTAAGTTCCCCAACCATACGGAGCAGAGAAATCATCTGCACCTACAAGGTCAACACGTTCGTACTGAGGAGCAACATCATTCAGAGCTGTGCTCATGTACGTAGCACGACCCCAGATAGTGTAGTTAGAAGAAACACCTTGAGGCTTGTTGCTGGCAAGGTTCTGCACAGCAGCAGCAAGGACATCTTTAATGTCAGCTTCAGTAACGTACCCGTCTACACCAAACAACTTCTGATACAACTTACGAATAAACTTGTACAGGTCACGAATGACAGGCAGGCGTTCAAGCAGAGACTTAGGAGATTCACGTTCAGCCATCCAAGCAATGAACTCTTCTGTGCGAACGAGATCATTAGCGTTCTCATATGCAGGACGCTGACGTTCAAACTCTTTCCACAGAGGAGTACCATAAGCATCACGGTAGACAGCAGCCATGAACCCAGTAAACTGACGAGGAGTCATGATAGCACGCAGACCATAGTGAGCAACACCTTCGTGCATAAGCAGACGTACTGCCTGTGCCTTGGACTTAACTCTGTCTGCAAACACGTAGATCTTACCGTCACAATACATAGCTTGAGGAATACCACGTGTCTTGTTAGGATTAAATGAAAGGTTAACCAAAGCATCGTGTACAGCAGTAGGCACAGTACTGTCAGTGACAGAAGAACAAATAGACACAACATCCTTCAAACCGGGAAGCTGAGCCAACGTATTCTTCATCCAGTCGTACACTTGCTGAGTAGCTTCAGAAGCAAGCTGGAAGTCTACTTCCTTTTCCTGCTGGGTGTACCGTTCAAAGGACTGGCGCTGTGTTTCAATGTTGTTACGAATCTGCTTAGACCGCTGCTCTTGCTTGTACATACGCTTGAGCTGTTCAGCTTCAAGATCACGACGAGCTTGAGAAGTCTCTTGAGGAATAGCTTGACGCTCAGGGATGTTACCGTCCAAAGCATTGTCATAGCTAGCCTTATCCTGAGCTACCTTAAGCTGTGCTTGATATGCAGGAGAGGCTTCATATGCACGCTGCTGTTGTTCAGCAATCATGTTACGCATGTACTGGTCAGCAGCAACCCTGTCAAGATCAACCTGATTGTTCAGAGCAGCAGCTTGCTCAAGAGCAACATTCTGCTGAAGAGCACCGTACCTTTGTGAGAAAGCATCAGCACTAGGCAGAGCAGCCTGCTGGTTAGAAGTACCCATCTGTGCAGCCTGCCAGTCAGCAAAGTCTGCATCCCACGTGTAGTTGGGATCGTTGGTCAACTTAGCTGTACTACGCAGAGCACGTGCATCCTTAAGCAGAGCATCAATACGGTCTTGCGTTTCCTTGTCTGCAAGGTCCTTCAACTGCTTACGCAAGTCAAGTTCAAAAGGAACAGCAGGGTCAAGTCTGTCTGCCTTGGCAAACAAGGCATCCATGTTCGTCTGAACTTCAGTCAAGTCCTGAGCACGTGCAGTAGAACGAGCAAAGTTAACAGCAGACTTTCTAACGTCTGCCTTCATTCTGTTCATCTGTGCAAGGTCTTTGTCAATACGAGCAAGCTCACTTGTAACAAACTCATACTGACGTTCACTGTACGGAATAGCATTCTGCTGCAGGAGTTCAAGGTATACATTGTATTCAGCTCTACGTGCGTGCAGCTTAGACATATGCTCATCAGCACGATTAAGCTTACGCTGTACGTACTGCTGAGTATCTTGAATGCTGTTTATAATCTCAGTGTACTTGACAGGGTCTTTCTTAAACAAAGCTTCCTGATACCTACGGTCATCAACAATCTGTTCAGCCGTAAGATTGGTATCATAACCAAGCTTCTTAAAGCGCTCTGTTACAGTTTCACGGAAAGCCTTACGAGCCTTCTTGTCAGACTCAGAGAGGTCCTTCTCAAACTGTTGCTTACGTTGCTTAATGTCTTCACGCTCTGCTTGAGCAAGCCGGGCAAGCTGAGCAGTATACTTCTGCTGTGCACGTTCAAGCTTCTTAATGTACGCATCCTTTGCTTCTTGTGTGGCAAGCAGAGCATACTTGGGAGACGTACCTGCACGAGCAGTAGTCAGCTCATCCTTTGTCTTACGCAAAGCGTTGACAATAGGATTACGAGCACGAGCAAAAGATTCTTCAGAAGCAGCTACAGCCTTCTGCGCTTCTACACGAATAGCATCACGCATGATGCCTTCACCCTTAGAGATCTGAGTGAAGGGGTCAATCTTAGTCAGCTCTTCCTCAAACTTAGCTTGAAGTTCAAGAGGCGTCTGGTCTGGATTGATATACGGAATGTCTGTTTTAGGTGAATGCTTGAGCATGTCAACCATAACACCAGCTCCACCAGAGGCAGAACCAACAAGAGCACCAGCAATACCAGCTTCCATCATACGGTCGAAGTCATCAGCAGTAAGCTGAGCACGCCCGTCCTGAATCATGCTGTTTACTGCACCCAACCATTCCTGTGTGTATTCTTCTGCACCTTCACCAATCATGGCCTTGGGCAGAGACAGTGCAGAAGCCTTAAGCTTTTCCTTAAAGGTACGTTCAACAGAGTCAGGTACTTTAACACCAGTCATCTTACGAAGCAGCTGACTTTCACCGCCAAGCAGTGTAACAGCAGACTGCAAGATACCAGTACCAAGGTCCATGCCGGGGTTAGAAGTAAGTAGCCCTCCCTCAGCATAGTTACCAGAGTAGTTCTCACCAGTGTTTAGCACAAACTCAGGAGCCATTGCACCAATCTGCGCACCAACAGTAGCGGTCACAGCTTTAGTAGCAACAGCACGAGCCTCAGCTTCAGCAACACCAGAAGCTACAAGCTGAGCAGTCTTCTTTTCAATAGCACCAGACAAAGCACCAGCAAGTACCCTCTTACCCGCAGCAGCACCTACGCCACCACTAGCCAGAGACATACCTACATTCAACGTCTGTTCACCAAGAAGACTAGCAAAATAATCACCAAACTTCTGAATGCTGTCTACGTCTTTGTAAGATTCAACAGCAGCTTTCAGTTCAGGAGCTTGTGCTTCTTCTTGCTTCTGCTGTGCATAGAACATCAAGTCACCAGCAGTCTGTTCATGACCCATAAGGTCAGCAAGAGCAGCACCACCAGCAGCAACAAGAGCTTGTGTCTGAGGAATAGAACGAAGGAAACCCTTTACATATTCACCATGTTCTGGCTTCGGTTCTTGATACTCAAACGGTTGAGAGTAACCACCGTAAGCAGGCATCTCCTGCTCAAAGGAAGAGAACGTAGGTTGTGCACTTATGGCAGGAGCTGACCTTCTCAGTGCACCACTACCTACAGGAACACTAGTCGTAAACTGCTGACGCGGGTACGCAGCCCGTTGAGCAAGAGTATCTTGCAGAGGTCCCTGCTCAGTAAGGCCGGGAACCATCACAACACTATAGGGCTGTACACCAGAAGAGACAGGTGCAGCCTGAGCAGCAGCATACGCTTGTGCTGCAGAAATATCCGTATTCAAAACACCATCCAGTGCCATATCTAGAATACCTTTCTTTGGCCCTTGTTTCGATTCTGAGGGCCTTTAATTAGTTAACGTATAAAACCATAAGCACGAGCTCGTTCAAGAGCTCTAGCCTGCCTCGCAGCCTCAGCAGCAGCTACATCCTGTGCCTGCTGATCAAGGGATTGTTGAACAGCACCAAGCTGCTGGCCTCCAAAGTTAAAGCCATAGTTATTGTAAGGATTACCCTGAACGCCAGAAAGACCAGTATTGAAAGTAAGAGCAGGAACACCAACAGGCATACCTATAACTTGGTCAAACATACCCTGCGTGTTCTGCGCAGTAGGAGAGTTACCGTACACTACTTGCTCATTAAACGCATAAGGAATTGTAGTACGAGGGCCAAGCCTACCTTGTATAGAAGTCATACCAGTGTACGTATTCAGTGCAGCAACTTCTTGTTCAGGAGTCATCTGAGGCAGGATAAGATTATTCGTAGCAGAGTCAATTGTAGGAGCCTTACCAGTAGCAACGCTTACAGCCTGAGCCCACTTAGATCTATCAAGCTTCTCAATGTTCTCCATCTGAGCAGCCCGTAGACGAGTATCAGCTTCAAGCTCAGCCTTGTACCTATCAGCACCAGCTTTAATACCAGCAGCTCCAAGAGTAGCATTAGCTCTCATAGAGGCAGCACCAAGCTGTGCGTTAGCACCGATGCCTGCAACATCAACAGCCTTCTTGTAGTCGAAGCCTTTCTCTTCACGCATCTTAGTTATTTCATAAGCGCGCTGTTCAGCAAGCTGTTGAGCTGCGACGTTAGCTGCATAGGTCTGGTCAATTGTGTTACCAAGCTGCATCAACTTAGCAACACCATCCATACCCATAAGGGGCTGCTGTCTACCTACTTCCTTACCATCTTTATCTATGATGATAACTTCCTTAGTCGTAGGGTCAACAGTAACCTTACCATCAAAGTCACGGTATACAGTGTCTCTCAGTACGTTAGCAGTACCAGTAGGGTCACCGATAAGGATACGTTCACGGTTGTTAAGAATAGACTTCTTAGCAGAACGAGCCTGTTCATTAGCCTGATTCAAGTATTCAACAGTGGCTTCTTGTTCCTTAAGCTGTGCATCAAAGAGTTTTCTGCCAGCCTTATGACGATACAGGTCTTCGTCTTGACTCATCAGCTGATTAGCCATCATGCCACCTTGAATAATACCAAGGCCAATAGATGCCATATAAGCCCCCTTATTCCTTAGACCCAGTAGTCAGTAGTTTAAGCAGTCCACCAAAACCAGTCATGTTATTCTGAGCCATATTGTTATACATATTAGCCATATTACTATACGAACCAGAAGCAGCACTATACCCGCTCATTGCCTGTGCTCCATAGTTACCACCAGAACCACTCAACCCAGAGGCTGTAGAAATAGCAGTAGAAGGTGTATAGTTAGCAGTAGACAAGTTCAAACCCTTATTGTAGTTAAGTGCCTGAGCCCATCTATTCATAGTAGTATCTTCTGCCGTATTAGCTGCATTAGTGCGGGCAGCAGCTTCAGCAAGGGCTTGGCTTTGTGCCATCTCAGTACGGGCAGCCCATGCTTGCGGAGAAGAAGAACTTATTCCAGCCAAACCAAGCTGAGTATTAAGATTATTCTGGGCATCTGCAAAAGAGGATTTAACATCTGTAGAAGCCTGAGACAGCATACGATCTCTAAGAACATCTTCTCCTTCAGTAAGCTTACGGATAAGAGAACGCTCTGTTTCATCATACGTTCCGTACAAATCCTGCCTACGTTGCAGATCCAGCCAACCTTCGTTAACGTATACTTCTGCTTGTTTTTGCAAATAAGGTTTAATTGTGTTAAACTGGTCTAGAGCAAACTGTGTTTGCCCAGTCTGCAAATTACTTGCAAGTTTATTGTAGTCCGTATACGCATTCCACATATCTGGACTCATTGCAAAGTCAAGTTGCATTCCAGCCAAGGCATTTTGTTTATCTTCAATAGGCCAATAAGTACTCTTGTATCTATCAAACATTTCTTGTGCGTATTGATTCTGCTGTTCTGCAGAGGCAAAAGACATGTTTGCGTACTTATTAGCAAGATTACTATTCTGAATACCTTGGTACAAATCGTACCCAGCTCCAGCTACATTGGCGATAGTGGACAATGCTTTACCCCCAGAGCCACCAAGCCAATCCGTAGCAGAGCTGAGTCCACTAGAAATGCTGTCCCAAAGAGACATAATGACTTACCATCCTTGGGTTAAAAGATTAAAAAGTTTACCATCCACCATCGTCGCCTCCATCATTTTGTCCTTCAGCACCACCACCGGTACCATCCCCAGCTTGACCTTCTCCAGTACCTTGGCTATCAGACCCTCCGTTAGGCCCACCTTCGTTGTCATGACCGCCACCGCCTTCGTTTCCTCCTCCCCAGCCTCCGCTATCACTTCCCCAGCCGCCGGTGCCTACGTCTCCATAACCACCAATACCGCCAAAGCCTCCTTGCTGAGAACCATGAGACATAGCGCCACCGCCAATGTCCCCACCAACTCCAGTACCAAAACCACCTTGGTCAGAACCGTAACCTGAACCTATACCACCATCTCCCCAGCCACCGCCTTCGTTTCCTTCACCAGAACCAGTGTTATTATCAGGAGAAGAAGTAGAACTTTGTCCACCAGAAGTGGTGTCAGATGTAGAGGTAGAAGAAGTTTGGTCAGGTGTACTTGTACTAGACGCCTTTGACGATGTTGCAGTTCCGGGAGCAGATGCTTGGTCTGCTGCCTGGCTCATAGCTTGAGACATTGCCATAGCAGCTCTATCGTCAGAGGGTGCTGTAGTTTGAGTTCCTTGTGTAGGACCACCAAATGAGGACATTGCCTTACCGTACGCATCAGTAGCAGTACTAACAGTACCAGCTATAGAATCTACAGCGCCATGCAAACCACCAGTAGGATCTGTCTCTACACCAAAAGAACCAAGATTAGCCATAGCTCCAGCATACGCAGCAGCAGGAGTAATGCCGATATTTCTAGCTACGTCACCAAGTTTGTCCTTAGACATACTACTGAACGACTTACCAAGAGCATTACTAAAGGAAGTCTTAGCTACACTCTTTTGCGTAGGACTCATGGACATACTGTCAACAGCATAGTTAAAGGAAGGTGTTACAGTCTTAGTTTTATTGTAGGCATCTGAAAAAGCTTGCCCCATTCTACGACCAGAGAAAGTACCAACGGTATCTTCCATAGCATCTCGAACATCTTCCATAGACCTAACACCTAAAGCATCTTCGGCTAAGCCTACTACAGTAGGACCTATAAGACCACCAAGCAATCCACCAATAGGCCCAACAACGGAACCAAGAATCCCACCTACAACAGCAGGACTCATCTTACCTACTGGGGTACTAGGAGCTGCTCCAAGAGCAGTAGCACCCAATCTACCCGCATAACCAGCAAGAGCATTAGGCATAGAACCAAAAGCACTGTGCATTGCTGCTTGGGCTACTTGGCTAGGAGTAGCCCCAACCATAGTACCAAGACCAGCAGTAAGTGCAGCAGCTTGTGCCATGTCCAAACCAATGTCTTGTAGACCAGAAACGGCTAAATCATTAACAGCTTTGTCTGTATGTGTAGAAGACATGCTGTTCTTTGAAGAAACGTTTCCTATGCCAGAGGTAGAAGGAGCACCCCAGCCGGCTTTACCAGAACCCCTGTCTGAAAGCACGTTAACAGCTTTACCTTTGTTGGTCTTTTTGTCTGAGGCTGTGTTATCAGTCTGACTATACTTAGAAGGTTTCTGTGTTTTAGTGTCAAAAAAGGCAGAGGTTCTAGTAAGGGTATTGTAGAAAGGGTTAAGGCCATAAGAGAATACAGGCATAGTAGCAATGTAGGGCACACCAAAACCAAAAGTAGCCATGTTACTTCCACCAACCTATAACTATAGTTTGATAACCCCACGTACCAGAAGGCCATACAGGTACAGGTACAGACACAGTACCTATAACTTCACCCTTCCCGTTGACTACACTTCTTGCATGGTCAACGAACTGAGGAATACCGCACACCTTTATTTTACAGTACGTGCTTGTCTTCTCGAATACGTATGCAGACCATTCGTAAGAGGAGTTGGGTGCAACAACATTGGTAATAGCAACGTAGTTATCGTCTTTAAAAGGGACAGGGAAATCAAGCTGTTCAATGTTCGAAGACATCCAATCACCTAACCAGCATATCTGCAACCCATTACTAAAGCGACCGTACTGCTGTCCTAGACCTTGTGACCTACTAACGATACCTGCCTTAGCTAGCTGTTCAAACAAAGCTGCTGCCATGTCCTGCAAAGTGTTCATATTACTAGACGTAGCTTGGATAGCCGCAGTAATATCCGAGTAAAAGCCTGACAAAGCGCCTACTTCTGTACTGGGGATGTCAGGAGTACGAATAGCAACAAGTGACGATTCCTTTACAGAACCATCAGAACTAATATAAGTAGAACTGTCTACACTCATTTACTTACTGCTCCTTCCAAGCACTCAACCATGCTCGATGCAATAGTTACTGAATGCACTGTGTTGTCAGCACTAGAGTCTGCCATGTCTAGCTTGAACTGGAGTTCTGTTCCTGTGTATCCAGCAGGCAGCTTAACTACCTTAGAGCCTGTAATTAGCTTTGAGAAGATAGTCTTACCGTCAAGATAAACTGTCAGCGTACAACTGCCTTCTTGGTTAACCCTAGCAGCAACTGGTCTCCACGCACCTTGTGCACTTACAAAAGTACGAGAGGTCCAGCTCCACGTACCCGGCTTAGTAGACGTAACGTCTGTCGTGTACATAGACACAGTGCTGCTGTTGGTGTACTTAACGTACAGCCTTCTTGCGTTAGGATCCCACCAAGTATTCACAACGTTAGGGTTTGAAGTAGTATGGTTAGTAAGGCCGGGAGACGTAAGCTGATTGTACAGAGAGTTATAGGCGTACTCGCTGAAGTCCAGTGTGTACAATATCTGAGTAGAAGACCTACTAAAGATGTACAGCGTCTTACCGATGTAAGCAAACTGCATGTCAGCAGGATTCAACTTATCCCAGTCACGTTCAGAGAACAACTGAGAAGTAATAACCTTAGGTGTGTCTGAACTAATAAGTGCTACCCCAGTAGGACATGCGTACAGCACACCCTGTGAAGTAGACACAATACTGTGCTTACTAAGACAAGGCAGCGGGTCTTGCATAGCTTTAATGATAGGGTTAGCTGGGTCAGACACTGTGATAAGCACAGGTTCTGAGTTAGTACAGGCTACGATAGTATTACCGAAGGAGCCAAGGCCAACCACAGACTCACTAATTGTTACGCTGTACTTACGAGGAAATGCATAAGGTCTGTTGTAGTTAGACACATAGATAGTGTTGTCCTTAGCAGCAGCGTAGTAGCCATTAGCAAGTGCAATAAAAGAATGTGCACCACCCGGAATGGCATAGTTGTTCATGTCCGTCAGAGCAGGCCCTGTGGTCAACATATTGTCAGTAATAGTATACTTAGTAGACGGAGGTGTAGCTTCTGGGTAGAGAGCTGTAGCTGCAAGATAGTACCGTGCGGTACCGGTAGAAGTAGTCTCCGACCGGTACACACGGATCTGCTGAGTTCCATCGTTACCGTAAGCGTTCATACCAGAGATGTCTTTAATAACCACAGACTGTCCCGGATACACGTCTACCACAGACGCACCGGTAGAAGTAGTTACGTTAGCAGAGGCAGGACCTTCATCAGTAATACCGTCAGCCCAGTTACGCGCAAATGTTATAACATAACTATGTGAAGTAGGTATAGTGCCAGCCTGAGGACTACCAGTAACTTCCATAGTCATGCCTTGAGGCTGGGGAATGCCAGCGATAACAGAGTCACCTTGAATGGTACCAACCTGCGTAAGCATGTCGGCACCTTCACAAACATGCATGGTGTCACCGTCTGGCATCCAGTAGCACTGCTGTCTATCAGTAGATATGTCAGGAATAGAGATGAACACAGCATTTACTCTATCGTACTGAGTACTTCCCCACCAGTAGTCTTTGTCTTTGAATCTCCATTTGAAGAAACACTTAGCTGCTGAAGGTACTTGTGAAGGCAAGGAAAACGTCCCATCATAATGAGCAAAGGGAAGAATGTCACCTGTAGAAGTATCTGTGTTGCTAGTGAAATCTGCAAAGTTATCACGTTTCAAACGGGATGGGATCTTAGGTGCCATCCCCTTGAAATTGTTTACATAAATCTTCAACGTTATTCTCCTTCAGGAGCATTAGCCTCCGGCGTAACCTCACCTTCCACAGAAGGCGTAGGTTCTTCTACGGGAAGGACTTCTTCCGTAGGTTCACTCGTGTTAAGAACCGGATTGAAACTCACATCAAGGTCAATGAGATCCTGTCCAGTACGAGCCTTAACAGCTTCCTGCAGCATGTTACGCTTAGCGATAGCAGTAGCTACACACTCATCAAATGCAGCAGCCTTGTCATTGACCTTCATAGCAAACTCATCAAGAGAGATGCCCTGCTTGTCAGCCAGCTTCTGCAGCAAGTTGTTAGCAGGAAGAGTCTTACCCATAACATAGTTATGAGCAAGCTCACGCTGAGTAGGCCATGTAGACTTCTCGTACTCATCGTAGCCGTCAAAGACCTTGGCTACATAGTTGGTGTAGTTTGTCTCGATCTGAGCGTTCTTAGAACTTCTAAGCTCATCATCAGAACGCATAACCCAGACTTGCTTCCTACGGTACACAACGAACTTAGGATCCCACTCTACTGTACCCTGCTCCTTAAGCGTAAAGTACCTGTCGTCTGCCGGCATGTCAGGTTTATCCGTAAGCAACGGGTAGAAACCGTACTGCTGCATAACCACACGAGAAGACGTAGGAAGACCCATGTTCTGGCAGATCTTATCAGTAGCAGTTACACCAGTGTTCTTGTTGTACCACATCACAATATCATTAGTGTTATTCATAAAAAGATAAACCTTTTAGTTAAGCAGCAAGTTCGAGGACAGGGCATATGCCAAGAGTAGTCGTAGGCTGTACCCGGGTAGCCGTAGTGCCAGTAACTCTAACTATATAGCCCGGACTGCTCCATGCAATTGATGACGTAGCCAAGGATTTAGTAGTAGCGTCAATACCAAAGAAGCCATTAGGATTAGCGTCCCCTAGAGCTTTTGTTGCATTAGCACTCAGCGTAGGATCTAAGGCATCAAGATTATTCGCTTCTATAAAGATACGAAGAGCAACATTCAAGTTAGGTACTTGGCAAGCTGTCCCAGCTACAGTTATTGCAGACGCATATTGTGCTGCAGCAGGGTCTGTAGCAAGCTCTAGCCACTGTTGTGTATTATAAGCAGAGGAATGAGAATCAACCTTATCTGCAGGCCAAACCTTGTTCAAATAAGAATCAGAAATAGGCAGCCTTAAGGTATCAACAGAATCAGTGACATACTGGTTTGCAACAGCATTGCTTATATCTTCAGTAGCGGAAGGGGCTATCTGTTTAAGCGTAGACGGACAGACATTTGTGCTTGCAGATGTACCTGTACTTCTATAAGAAGCATCCAAGATCAGAACCTTTTTCTTTATGGAATCAGCATCTGTGTACTCCATTACAGTACCCATGCCAGAAGAGTGTCGGTAGAGTTTACGGCCAGTTTCAGACGGTAAGTATTCATAGAAACACATCAGATGATGCTTAGGCCCAACACCATCTGGCGTAGTTGTATAGCCCATAATTGATGTACTTGAATTATTATAGGATACAGTAGGAGTACTGTTTTGACTAGTCTTAACACCAGAGAAGAAGCCAGCTACTGTTGTTACAAGTGGGTAGACATAAAATGCTATTAGGTTTACAAGTGGTGATACATAGTAAACATCATTATTTCCTACTTTCACACCGATAGGCTTCGTAGTCACGCACCAACCGGGCGACTTAACGCATGCAGCATATAATTGAAATGGGTACACAGAGGAACCAATAGCATTACCTCTATTAGAGGAATTATTAGCAGCATCATTCAACTGATTGCTAGAATACTGGCTGATTACTGTGTCAAACTTAGCAGGATCCATAGAGGAATAATTAGAACTCTTATTAATAACAGCCCAGAATCTTTTACCGTAATAGTCAAACAGGGGCATGTTCGGCATCAAACCTCTGTACAAATAATTAGTATCTTCTGGATAGTCCACATTATGCTTATCCTGTAGAGGTATGCCCAAACTATCACAATTTATCGTCAGCATGTGATTATTGTATGTGCTAGTAATTTTGTCCGTAATAGAAGTTGTATAGCACTGTACTGTAGATCCTGAAAGCCTAACAATCCATATTTTACCATAGTCATGCATGGTACTACTAAAGTTATAGCCAGACTCAGCTGCTACATGTGTCGAAAAGAAAGAAGTACCCATCATTGTATTAATGTCATCTTTCAAAGTGAACAGATGTATGAGCTCTCTTTTAGATGGTATGTGACTATACTTATTAAACCTGTTAGCTTTGGATATTCCCTGCCCTATCGCAAATGTGTTAGTTACTAGGGCGTCTCTAGTGTTTGGTAGACCTGCAGCCAAAACTAGGGTAGTTGAGTACTCACCATCTTGGGTAGAACCTACAGAACACATAGTAGTGTCTATCAAGCCCGGATTAGCTCTAAGCTCAGCTATAGTATGACTAGTAATAGAACCAGTACCCGCAGTATCATATACGTATGCTGATTTCTCAGGAAGAGCAGTTAATCCTCTGGTTGTCGCAGATATAGACGCGCTAGGAGGCAAGGTGTTTACAGTATCTACCCCAAGCCAGTAGTAAGTACCATCAGGTCTATCGAACGGAGAACCGTCTGGCTTACCTACGTACAGAAGCTTACCGTCATCACTGAGCGTAAGGTGCAGACTAGGAGACACGGTGATGTTTACGTACTCAGACCAAGCAGACCAACCAAGGTTAGTACCCTTGTTACGCGCACGCGCACGAAGAGCAATATCAGTGATAGGCTTAGTGATGGTAGCTGTATGTGCAGTGTAGTCTGTAGTCAATTCACCAGAATCATAGTATACAGAGTTGTCAGCTGCGAGAAGCTGATACTGCACACCACTCTGAGTATCCGTTGTACCAGACGTAGTAAAACCTTGCTGTACAAAAGCAACCGTAGTGCCCTTAATCTGAGCATTCTGCGTAGGAGCAGTAAGCACAGGAGCATTCACGTAAGCAGGCTTGATGGACACAGTAACGTCAGTAGACCAGTCGGACCAACCATACGTAGCACCTTTGTATCGCATACTAATCTTGTACGTCTCACCAACCACAGCTTCAGTAAGCTCAGGAATAGTGATAGAAGTAAGAGCGTCTGTCTTCTCACCGCTGTCGTAGATGTTAGTTCCAAGTACATTCTGCACACGGTACTGCGAAGCAGTGTGCGTGTCAGTTTCACCACCAACTACAGCAAAAGGATCACCAGAAATAACTACATTGTACTTGAAGATCTGGTTACCTGTAACAGGAGAGATAACAGTAGGAGCTTGGATATAGATGTCAGCAGTACGGAAGCTAACAAAGTCAGACCAAGCAGAAGGCGTGGTCAACGTAGTACCAAACTGACGACACCTAATTCTATACAGAACACCACGCTGCAAGTTAGCGTCCGTAATCGTAGCAGTGTACGTAGTACCCGTAAGTTCCTTTGTGTACACCGTAGTACCAGCACTGTTCTGAATCTGGAACTCTGTTTTAGAGCACGTGTCAGCAAGACCTTCAGTAGCAAACGTAGAAGACTGGATGTCAAAGTTGATAGCAATAACTTCCTGACCTTCAGTAGGCTTAACTACCGTAGGAACCTTAACGTAAGGAGCAACTACAGTGAGCTGCTTGTACGCAGGAGAAGACTTCCAACCCTGACTGTCAGTAGCAGTGACGTACATGTCAAGCTTGGTACCAGCAGAGATGGTAGTAGGAATCTTAAGCGTATACGTACCAGCATTATCAGCAGCAGTAATCACTTGCGTACCAATGCCAGACACATCTACCAAGAAGGAAGAGATAGTGTTTCCTGCCAACGTAGGGCTAGCAGTAAAGGAGTATTCGTTAGCATACGTACCCTGATAAACGATAGGAGCATCAGGGCCAGTAATCTCAGGAGTAGTAACAAGGTTACCAGTAAGCTGATACACCTCATTAAACAGCTCGTTGAGTTCAGTCTGCGTTACACGGAGTTCCCACTCAGCAGACGGGTACATGAACTTAGCGATAGTTTCTTCCGAGATAGACGTACCGGGGAAGAACAGCGTGTACTCGTCGGTACTTGCGTTGTACGTGCAGCTCTCACTGAACCCAGTAAACAAAGTATCGTCCATAGCCATAAAGGTGATGGGATACACTTCAGAAGTAGATACACCCAGCTGTCCCGAGCTCACCTTCACAACAACTTCTACTTTGTTTGTAATGTTGTTGCGCGTGGCAGACTGCACGACACCGTTAGTGTTGTTATAGTATTTATATTTCTTCATAGAAGAAGTCCTTCTTAGTTAAAGACGCAGCAGTTTTCATCTGCACGCATGGCGGGTTTACCTTCAAAGAGGATAGCAGTACCATTATAGTAGCCTTGGGCTTCAGCCTTTGTATGACCATAACCAACGATAGCCAACAAGACATCATCAACTTTGCCAAGTACTTGAGCTTTACTATGTTCTTCGTGATGTCCTTGCTTTATGCCAGTCAAAGGAGCACTGCCGTATGCCTCAGCATGGCCGACATAACTAGGCATAATAACATAGAAGCCATCACATCTACCGTAAGCACTAGGTTTACCAAAGACAGCACCGTTGACAATAGTCTCACACTGACTAGCTACGTTATGGACTACCGCTACGGGATTGATCTCAGGAACCCAGATAAAACTATCATTAACCTTTGAAAGTACCCAGTTAACTATACGGTACGTTTCAGCAGCACCGTAGGTACCGCGTACAGCCTTGGTGCGAAGTGCAGAAGAACGTACTGCGCCAGAGCCATTAGACGCAGCCATAGGTATTACAGATCCGCACTGTCACGGATAGAGAACTTGATACCATTAGCACGAATAACAAACTGGTCAGCAGTCGTGATATTCTTCGGCATCGGCTGAGTTCCGTCCGGAGTAGTAATGGTAGCCCAAGCAAGTACGTTACCATCAGTCAGAGCATCCATGATACCAACGTGAGTAATGGTGCCCCAAGACTCAGTAGCGATGGGGAAGGTAACTTCAGTCTTATTCGTAACAAGACCAGAAGCAGCAGCGTTGAACGCACTATCCTCCATCTTTACTCGGTTGTACCCACCACCAGACAGCTCGCCAGTAGGAGCGTTGGTAGAAAGCCCAGCATCCGTAGAGAACAACGCAACGTACTTAGAAGGGGTAGTGTACGCAGTGCCATTAAAAAGAAGGTCAAGCAGTTTGTTGTCAAGATAGACAGAAAAACCAGAAGTGTTAGCCATATCGTTTTGTACCCAATATAGTTAGAAGATTAAACAAACCAAGTACGAAGACTATTGCTCGCAGCTTGGCGCTGGTTAAACGGCCTCATCTCACCAAGAGTAACAACAGGCAAAATACCTTTACTCTGCACAACATGAGACTTATAGAACTTAGACTTAGCTCTACTGATACCAGCACGGAACCGACGTAGATAATAGTTTACCATCTCAGGTCTAGCCCAAGACTTACCAGACATAGAATGCAAACGATATAGAGCACCGTCTACAATAGTGTCCAACCATTCGTTATACAGAAAGGTGGGCAGCATGTCAGCAGTACGAGAAGGACGAGCAGCTACACGAATGTGCAAACCATTTGCAATAGATTGTGTAGGACGTTCCACAAGACGAATGACGTTAGGCATCTCAAAGAAGTAATGCGAAGGAACTTCTGCTTCTTGCAATCTCCAGTCAGGAGACAACGTGTCGAGATCTTGTTCATTAGTCTTAGTAAGAACCTTGTACACCTGTTCTTTTTCAGCAGAATCGTCACCACAATTAGCGATGATCACCGTAAGAGGCTGAGCGATAGTGAGATCAGAACTGATGTAATTCAGAGCGTACTTACTCTGACCTTTCTCAAGGTCTGAGCAAACGTATACCTGTTCGTATGCCATAGACTTATCACAGAACTCAATAACTGAAGCTCGAATGGCATCCTTAATGTACGCCTCAGGGCAACCCACAACGTCAGGGTAGACATGCAGGAAGAAGTCAGAAATAGGAATCATTCAGAACCTCCTTGTGCAGGAGTACCAGCCTGTCGTGCAAGTGTCTGCATAGGATACGGAGACTTATCCTGCATCGTCATAGGACGTTGCATAGACACCATAGTCGTGAACTCTTGCAAGTACTGCTGAGCAAGCATTTGGTCTTGCTGAGAAGTACTGTCAGAAGAGTAAGCCAAGTACAGAACGTACTTGTCAAGGGCTTCATCAAGCCAAGGAGATACCGTAATCGTCAAAGACGGATCACTTACTTCAAGCACAGCCTGTACGTCAGGAACAAACTTATCAAAGTACAGAGACGTAAGTCTATCAAGGATATCTACAGTGTACTCAGTAATGTCATGAATAGTAGCACCTGTCTCCCTACCCCAAGTAGGATACTTAGCAACAGCTTCAATGTAATCCACTAGCCTAGGGAAGGTATTTTCTGTATCTTTAATAAGACCTTTAAACTTAATGAAGTCAGTTCCTGTAGGCACACTGACTGTAGACAATCCTGCAGCATCTTTAGTAAGCGGTACACTCACAGACTTACAAAACAAGTCAGGGCGAAGAACGTACAGATAATGAAGAGCATTAGTTCTAAAGGCAGTGTACTGAGCATTCGTGAATCGAGTATTATCTACATCACCATAAAGAAGCTTAACAGTGTCTATAGACATGTTAATCCTTGTTAGTTAAACATTGACAGAATTCTTACGCGGACGACCGGGTCCACGCTTTACAGGCATCACCAGCTGAACGTCAAGAGCGTCAGCTTCCATCTTACCAACTTGTTCAGGAGTGGGAACCACTTCTTCCGTTCCATCAACCTGTTCCTCGACATAGCCAAGAAACGTATAGGGATACGTAGGAATGTGAACTTCAACAGTAGACTGCCGACCGAATTCATCCTGCTGCGTCTGATAAGACGTAGTGTACGCACGGTCAATGCATTCACGAAGCATGTATTCAGGAACAATCACTTCCTTACCATAAGGAGCTTGGAAGTTCTTACTGTTCACAGAAGCAAACACATAAGGGCCAGCAGAAGGATTAGAAGACGTATGAAAGATAACCCGGCACTTACGTGCAGTCGAGTCAACACCAGCATGATCCTGTCTCCAATCCATCAACAGACGAACAGCGTGCTTACGAATAAGTTTGTTGTCTTCCGTCAACGGAATGTGCAGGCCACGTTCAAAGAGCATATCCCGAATCTGCATATCAGAAGCAGAGTTGAGATCGGTGTCAGTAAAAACAGGAGTGTTAGCCATAAAGAATATACCTTAAAATTTAGTTTGTAGAGCTAGGTGTAGCAGAGCTAGATACGAGAAAGGGGAGAACCCCAAGAGTAGTTGTTCTCCCCATATGGGTCAAGGCTTAGTACGCAGTACAAGCAACTTCAGCGCGAACCATCCAAGCCTGATTGAGAATCACGCAGGTCTGCATGGTCTTCCAAGCAACGTGGGCACGCTGAGCGAGCGGGTCAGATTCAGTATGAGAAGGATTGATAATCACCGGAGTCAGAGACTCAGCACCCTTCAGGGGCACCAGACCATAGGCATCCTTCGCAAGGAAAAGGATGGGGTAAACGTCAGCCTTGGTACCGGTGGTAGAAACCATCGTGTCACCAGCAGCATTCGTCTTAGCACCACCAGCATCCGGCCAGCTCTTCATCAGAGTGGTGAAGAGGTAACGCACGCCTTCAACAGCACCGATTTCATTTTCCCACGGAGACGTGTTGCCGTAGTCCTTCACGTCTTGGAAGTGAGGCATCGAACGGATGTCAGCTTCACAGTCGGGATGGCAGACAGCCACGAAGCAGGGAGAGATGGATTCAGTGTAGAAGCGAGGCGTGGACTTAATGCTATCGGTCAGGAAACGAGCCTTCTGGTTCTTCAGCTTACGCGTAATGCGACGCTGCAGGGGCAGAGAGATAGGCGTGTTCACTTCATTACGAGCAGTACCGTTCGCATATTCAACGTTGGTACCACCGAGCAGGACACCGATACGCATGTTTTCAACAGTTTCCGCAGCCTGTTCACCCACGATCTGCGTAACCTGTTCCATAACAGGGGAGTCGTTGGTATCGAGCAGAACGTCGGTCATGGTCACGAGGTTACCATACTGATGCACAGTGGCTTCAATGTCGGTAACCGAGAAGGTCTGAGCAGTAGGCGTAACACCTTCGGTCAGTTCCTTCGGCGTGGCATCAAGAGATTCAAAGCGACGGAACTTAGCGGTCTTCGTGCTCTTGGTCGGCAGGGGATAAGCCTGACCAAACTTTTCAAACACGAGGTAGGGAAGAGCACGGATGAGCATCTTAGCAACGACATAGACATTAGCCATCGTGCTAAGAGTACCATCAGTAGAAGAACTGGTAGCACCAGTATGCATGATAGTATTCGGAGTAGCCATTAGATATAATTCCTAATTTCAAAAACGAGTTTAGCGCGTCCTTCTGCTACGTTCATACTCACGAGCAAGTTCATCAAAAGACTTCTCACGAGGCTTGGCTTTAGGCTTATTGCTTATATCAATAGGTTCCTTGCCAGTACGAACTGCCATAGCAGCGAGCACTTGTTTAACAATATCTTCAGTCTCAGACGCAGGGTTTGTCTGCACCCGAGGAGAAGAAGCCCTAGTCATCTGTGGCTTGTTAACGCCACGAGCAGATTTGTAGTCGTCCAGAAGAGAGATAACTTCCTGTGCCGTACCGTACTGATACACATACTTAGCACCATTCTGCATCACAGGAGGCAGAGAGTTAATCCAAGTAAAGAGATCACCACTGTCCAAAATCGCACTGATGTCGGGGTGGGCAGCACGAATAGTACTGAAATGCTTATCCGCTTCGGACTGGAAGATCTGCTGCTGAATAGGTTCAACCCGAGTCTTAAGCTCAGTCTCAACGTTCTTCTTAACAGCAGACACCTTAGTGTCAACAAGCGCTTTCACTGCATTAGCAATTTCAGGATGAATCTCAAAGAGTTCCTTCACATTGTCAGGAAGTTCATCTGGCTCTTCCTTCGTCTGTGCAGGTGCATTCTTTGCTTCTTTGAGCTCCTGATACTTATGAGACAGATCTGTGAGTCTGCTAGCCCACAGAGCATTCTGTGCTTCAGCGTCACGCTTTGCCTTTTCATAAAGCTCTTTATAATTCAGAGGAAGCTCAGTAGTCTGTTGTTCATTCTGAACAGGAGCTTCTTGTTCTTGCTCCAGTTCTTCTGCAGGCTGAACTTCATCGTCATCATTCTGGCTCACGACGTTTTCTTCTTCGGAAGGATCTTCAGGCTCACTCATGAAATCATCAAACGAGGGCTCTACCTTAGAGGGATCTTCGTAAGACTTCGCAAGTTCGTCGAAGGCTTCATTGAAATCTTTGTTATTCTGATCGTTCATATTTTATAACTAAGTTAGGGAGGGTTAATACCCTAAGTCCTAACTGGCTTGGCTCATGAGCAAGTTATCCGAAAGGGGCTCGCTCCCAAGTTCCAGTACATCTAAGAGCTTTTGTGCCATACGTAGTTCACCGATAAGTCGGTCTACGTTGTCAGTATTATCAGGACTTAGTAACTTACTGTACCGTTGGCTTCTAAGAACCTTCAGGTAAGCAACTATATTTTTTTGTAGATCGGCATTGGCTGTGAGTCTGAAGGCTTTCTCCAAACTCACACGCCTACCGTTAAGTGGTGTATCAGTCATATTAACTCTGAGGATACGTTTGTTCAGGCTGACTAATCAGAGACATATCTTCACGAAGCTGTTTCAGACTGTCAATCAAAGCCGCAGGGCTAACACCTTCAGACCGTGCAGTCTCAACCATGTCGGTCATCCACTGACGTTCTTCCTGAGCTTGCTTCTGTGCTTGCTGCTTCTGAACTTCAATCTCCTTGTCAGAGTACACCAAGTTGTCATCAGAAAGATCAAGGGCATCTGCAATCGAACGAATAATGCTCGGACGCTTTACAGTGCCAAGGTCAACCTGATTGTTAGTGATCTGCGCAAAGTTAATCAGACTCTGTGCTCTGATTTCCTTAGCGATGAGAGACGAAGTACCACGAGCTTGAACAGCATAGTCACCCTTGATATCAGAGTCACTATTGAACTTCATGTTCCAGTGATACATGGCAGAAATAAACGGCTTAGTGATGCCATCGTCAAAGTTCTTGACTTGATCCTTGATCGTAATGTTTGCAGAACCCATCAACATAGACAGGCCAGAAGCAGTACGACCAGCAGCACCAGAAGGTTCTCCCCACATCTGACGAGGAATAGAAGTAACTTCATCCCCATAGCTGCGGAAGAGTTCAATCATCCGTTCAAATTCAGTAGTATAACTGGGAAGCTGGAAGACACGGATAGCAGGATTGGCAGCATCAGCTCCTTCACCTGTACGCATCCATACCTTAAACGGATAGACATCACGAGGATCTTCGTCTTCCGACATAAGGTCAAGGTTTACTTCAATCTGAGGGCCAGCAGAGATAGCAGCGTTGTCCAGCATAGCTCTGAACGCGCTGTTAATCAGCTCCTGAACATCAGACATGATAGACGGAATACCTTCACCAAAGATAGAGGTTTCGTCTTTGTCATAATAATAGAAGAAGTAAGGCCACTTAACGCCTTCCATAGGCATGAGAGACGCTTTAATAACGTGGTCACCAAGTACCCAAATGTTTGCAGCCAGTTCTACCTGACCTTGCATACGTTCAGGAATCTCAACACCCACCTGATTCAGATCATCAGCATCTACAAACCCCCAGAACTCAAACACTTCATACTTCTTAGAGTGAGCAGCATCAGCAACACCGCTGTCAATTACATCACCCATAGAGGTAAGTTGGTTCTCAAAGTCTTTCTTCTGATAATCACCTTCAGGATTCTCAGCAACATAAGTAGAGATTACATCCCCATTGAAGTCTGATCTCTTTCCGAGACCGATGACATCGTGCTTATCCATCTTCCGTCGTTGAATGATGTATCTACATTCGGAGGGGCAAGTAGCTTCCATGTCCGGGTAGATATCCCATATGCGGACGTTTTCGATGAAGGGCGTGATGGAGTCATAATCACAGAGTATCCACTTCTCTTTATCTCCATTCTTTTCCTTCTTATAGTACTGACGGTTTTCAGAGATAGAAACAAGAGGCCCTTTAAGAATACCAGTACCATACAGATTACCAGAATGCATAACATCTCGCATAATCTCACGGTACTTCAACTCAGCAAGCTGGTCTTCGATAACCTTAGACATCTTGCCAGCTTGATTCTTAGCTTCATCCTGCATAAGAACATAGAGTTCTTCAGGGCTAATCTGCTTACCTTGATCCTGAGAAACAACTTCAAGGATAGCAGCCTCTTTCTTCTTGCTAAACTGTGGCAGTGGCGTAGGCTCAATACCCCAGTTCTTATCTCCATTCGCAGGGAACAGCAGGTCAGACAAACGACTGTCAACAGTCTTGACCTTAGTTCTTGTCATACGAACAAAAGCTTTACTACGCAGAGGATCCATACGTTCAAGAACTTCGGGAGAGTAGATACCTTTGTACTGACGAAGGGCGTTCAACCACTTCTCTTCAATAGTCTTACGTGCACTGTCCGATCGGTCAAACGCTTCACGCACAAACGCAGCCAGACCTTGAGGCGTTTCAGGCGCACCTTCGGTATCTTCTGCACCGGAATCTTCATCTACCTGCATACTGTCAGAAACTTCCGACAGGAAGTCCTGCACATCTTTGTTTTCAACAGAATCGATTACAGTTCCAGAACCGAAAAAATCTTTTTCAGTCATGATTTTTAGTAGCCTCCAATCTGGCTAGCAGCACGATATTTACGTTGTGTGTTAAACAAAAACTTCTTCTCTCGCTTATGCACGTACTCCATCATTGCGTACTGCAAGGCGTCATGAATATGAGAGAACTCATTCTTGACAGGAGATGCTTTATAGAGAACACCGTTAACAGTCTTAGACTCAGCGTACTTGTACTCAGACACAAAGCCTTTTCTTAAGGCTATGCACTGAGGACCAAGCTTGAACTTACCCTTCAAACGAAGGAACTGAGCAACGGCTTCAAAACGAGGAGTCCAGTTATTTGTCTTAGCTAACTTAACAGGAAGATTACATTCTTTCAGTATCTCCATGCCAGACTTAGCGTCGTTCATTGACCGCTGTGAAGTAGCAGGGTCACACACAACTTTAAAGTTATTTACAATCCAAGGATACTTAGATGTGATCTTAGGCCAAAGATGTTCTTCACAGAACTCTTTAAGCGAACAGTTATCTGTACAAATCTCGTCAAACACAATAACTGTACCGTCTGGAGCTTGCTGTGTGAAAGCAGCAGAAGGAGTCAATCCTTGGTCCATACCTATGACAACAGGCACACCACGAAGAGGAAGCACTTCTTCATCAACATGGTGTTCAAGGTCACTGTAATCCTTATAAACAGGTTTACCTCGTTTTACTTCACCATAGTTGTTAAGCACGTTGACGTTGATAAAATCTTCGTCTGCGCCCATACACATGGTTTCATAGTAACCTTCATCAAGGTTAGCAAGGTTCTCTGCTTCAGGATTAAGAACATACTTCCCGTCTACCTTAAGCATAGCTGGAGGTTGACGATAGAAACTATGTCCTTCTGGTTTGTCTTCCTCTGCAAGGCGATATAACCAGTGCTCAGTACTTACGGCGTTGTAGTCAAGTATAATGAATGGTCTGACTGGGCCGCCATCTTTCTTAGCAGGATAACGTTTAAAGCGTGTCTTGATAAGCTGAAAGGTACCTTCTGTAAGTTCAGATGCTTCGTTCAAATGAGCAGAGGTCACTTCCAACGAACGAAGCTTTTCAGCAGATCTATCATCATCGACAGCAATGAACACGACTTCCATATCAACAGACGTGCCATCAGCTAAAGGATACTTAATCCTGCCGATGATGGGGGTAGAATAAGTAATAGTGATTTTATCTTTAAACCATGACAACCACGTTTTAATGGTGGTTGACTTTAGGGCCGGGTACGTTGCGCGAACAACAAGGTGTCTGCTGTGCCTGACTCCATGTTCGTCTGGTTTCTGACGCATAGCATTAAAGAACGCTTGAAAGATACAACCAGAGGACTTGCCAGATCCTACTGGCCCCATCACAAACAGAAAAGGATTCGGGTCACGATGAATCTTTGCAAACGTGGGCAGGACTTGATAATCAATATCCATAACAGTCCTTACGCAGTTTCTTTCGCCAGATCCTTGAGTCCCGCAGGAGCAGTCTCTTCATCAGGGAAAGAGATGTTAACGTTAATAACTTCACCAGCATTCGGATTGAAATCCATAGCTTTCATCTTCGGCTGGTAGTAGCTCAGCAGTTCAGAGGCGATCTTAATCTTCTCTGTGCTGTTGGTCTTAGCAGACCTAGCCAAATGCACAAGTTCCTTGATAGGATCGTACCCAAATTCAAAGCGAAGACGACGAAGAAGTTCGTCTCCCTTGGTACATCCCTTACCATCAGGAACAACTACAGAAGGACTAGGCTTCTTCAGAAGGGGCTTTATAGAGTCTTTCTTCATCAAGGTCACCTAAGTCAGAGCGGTCAAGCAGGGTAGCTATCTTCTCTGCATATGTCTTTAAAAGGAATTGGAAGTCACCAGAAGTAATGTCTTCACGGATCTTACAGAACTCTACGATAATGAAACCAAAGACATCTTGGTCGTCATACACAAGAGGAGTAAGAGCAAAAGACACAGCTTTGTGTGACTTCAGCAGTGTATATGTAGACATATCAAACTTACGCAGACGTTCAATGTTCATGATTACTTTAGGCTCTACACCAAAAGCAGCGTTAGTAAGATATGAGAAAGCAGACACAGGCAGGTTTAAGAAATCAGCTTGTGCCGGTTTAAGGCCGGGACGAACAGCTTCGTGTGTACAGGACATCTTTGCAAAATCAATACCAGACAGGTTCTGACACCCGTTATGAAACTGAACAACTGCAACTCTGTCTGCATTTAATTCAGACTTAGCATGTCTAAGCTTGGTAAGAACACGACTGTTCATATCAATGAGTGATGGAAAATCCTTTGCAAACTTTTTCGTCTTACGAGTAGCTACACGCTTAAGGTAAGTAGATAAAGTTGCACATTCATAGATAATGAATGCAGTTCCTCCCAGCATCGCAAGTGATATATAGTCAGCGTCTTTTACTAAGCTTGACAGACCGTTAACGATCCCTAGTAAAATTTGACTATCCATAACTTTTTCTTTTTATACCTCTTGACAAGAAGTCAATTAGTGATTATAGTATTTATGTATACTATAACCTATTATATAGTATAATAACTATATATATTTTGTCAAGGGGTTATAGTAAAAAAATATATAAAAAGTGAAATAAAATGTCGATACTGCTAGAAAAAGACCGTAGGAAATTAAAGTGGCGGAGGAATCCTATACTGAATGAAGACACACCTGAACCTTATAAGATTCCTAACTGTAGGTGTCAGGTAGGTTTGTCAGAGTGTGAAGTAGAAGGACAGTGGGACAAAGGTCTGTACACAAAAGGTGACCTTGTAAACGACCTGAACATCTTTTTTAACTATCTGCCTGAAAGTGAAGTAAGCAGAATGGTTAACGTTATGATCTGGTGTTTGTCTAACGGTTTAAAGAACAGGGGTGGTATCGACCTTAAAGACTTTGCAGTCATCACTGTTGAAGAGAAGACGTACAGCAGACCATTAACACAAGTAACACGTGACTGCTTTGGTGTGACTAAGCGTGTGTCCCGTGCACCTAAGAAGAGGTACTTTGTCTTTAGAGAGTATCCTCAGCTTAAAGCTGTAGTTGTACCACGTACACCTGACTTCTTTCCCGGTCATGAGCGTACATGGTTTACATGGAAAGTGTCTGCAACAAACCATCCGTACTACTATGCAAGACACTGGCGTAGAGGTGCTTTGTATATGCAACAAGTCTTTGACAAGACGTTTGAGTATACAGGCTACACAGACGAGTACATAGAGATGGCACAAATGAACATCATAGAACCTTTTGGTACAGAACGTGAACATATGAATACAGTTCACCTTGGCTTTGAGACACCACCTTACGTCAAGGCAGCTTACACAGATGAACTAATCAAGGTACCACTTAACTATGTGTCAAGTAAATACTTTACAAGTAATAAGGTCAAGTACGATGTCATGTTTGGTAAGATGACTAAAGAAGAAGCAAGTAAACATCTTCTAAGTAAACCAAGACAACTAGCTATAGACAAGAAAGAAGACTAGACGCAAGAAGCCCCCGGCTACAACAAGTACTATGCAAAGCATGGTCAGGTGTAGTACGGGGGCTTTTCTGTTCTAAGATAGCATGAAGATGGTCAACTTTTAAGTTACTTTAATGGTCAGATTTGATAGGTGGCGCTCGGCTCTATTTCACAACTAAGCTGTGCTTTCTTCTAATATGTCAGAGAGATAGTTCAAGTTGAAAGAAGGTTGTACCCCATCGGGTCTTTCCTTTCCTTATCCTTCCGGCTACGTTCACCTATCCAACCGGCTTGTCTTACCTATCAACCAACCTATCAACTTATCAAAAAGATAAGGATAGTATAATCATTCTTTTGCTGTTTGTCAAGGGGTATCGTTCAACTTTCTTAAGAAAAGTTAAAGAAAGTTTCACTCTATCGCATCTTCACTTCGTTACGATGCTCAAAGGGGAGGCCGGGCCGGTGGCTAGTAGCTACTCCTGACTACTGTTGGTTACGTATGCCAAGAGATAGGGGTAGGTATGAAGACATAGTACCTGCCTTGTGTTAGTATGTATGTGTACTATACGTATACTAAAGAATGATTATGATGACGTCATTCAGCCAC